GTGCAACAACTCTCGCTGTTTCCCCGCACGGACGCTTTGGAGCCGCTGTACGCCACGCTCCAGGCCTTGGAGCGCGGGCAGGTGGCCCGCACTACCCTCGCCGGCTACGCGCACGACTGGAGGGCCTTCTGCGCCTTCTGTGAGGGCCTCCGCCGGCCGTCGCTGCCGGCCCACGCGGACACCCTGAGCCTGTTCCTTGCGGACCAGATCCGCCAAGGCAAGCGGGCGAACACCGTCAACCGGCAAGCCGCCGCGGTGGCCTGGCAGCACCGCCAGCAGGGCTTTCCCTCTCCGCTCACCGCTGTCGTGCGGCAAGCACTGGCCGGCGCGCGGCGCCTGGACTGCGGGCCGCTCCACCAGATGCGCCCCTTGAGCGTGGCGCAGATCCGGCAGATCGCCCGCGGGCTGGACCGCGCGGGCACCTCTGCGGCCTTGCGCGATCGGGCTCTGCTCACGCTGGGCTTCGCTTCGGCCCTCCGGCGCGCCAACCTGGCCGCCCTGGCCCTCGCCGACGTGCGCTTCTGCGCCCAGGGGCTGACCATTCAGGTGCACCGCGAGAAACAGGACCAGGCCGGACACGGCCGCCTGATCGCCGTGCCCTTCGGCCGGCACGCGCCAAGCTGCCCGGTGCGCGCGCTGCGCGCCTGGATCGCGCGCCGCGGCTCGGCCGCCGGCCCACTGTTTACCCGCCTGGATCCGGCCCGGAATTCCGAGGTGCAGCCGCTGAGCGTCGGCGCCGTCTACACGATCGTGAAACGCGCCGTAGCGCGCATCGGGCTGGATGCCCGCCTGTACGGGCCGCATTCCCTGCGCGCCGGCCTGATCTCGGCCGCCGGGCAGGCAGGGGTGAACCCGCTGGTGATTGCCTGCCAGAGCGGCCACCGCTCGCTCAACAGCCTGCAGGACTACTACCGCCCGGTGGATCTGTTCCGCGCCAACGCCTGCGCACAGATCGGCCTGTAGGCGGCAGAGATCGCGTGACACAGCGCCGACTCCCGGCTGGGCGCCTGCGCCCTGCCCGTGCTGTTGGCCCGCTTGCATGTCTGGCTGAACCCTTGCCCCGCTTAGGACGGGGTGTTGTGGGGAGCGGCCGGTCCTAAGAGCGCCGAGGTTGGCGCACCCGGCCGCGGGCCCCACAATTTCCTGCTGACTGTTGCAGAACCTTACAGCCGTCGCCGCAAGATTCCAGCCAGCGCAAAAAGTGTACCATAGCGCGCGGCACAGAGCCAGGATTCGTGGTACTGTAGTCAGCGCTGGACTAGCCGTTTTTATTGCGGTTGCGCGCAACTGCCTCCTTTCTCTCGGAGAGCGCGTGGACCTGAGCGGCTGGACGGGGGGGGGCGGCGCCACATAGGTGGGCGGCGCGAGCCTGTTCAGTTGGCGACTGGGTGGCAACGGCGCGCATCTTATGGGTCGTCCTCTCTGAAAACCTGCCTGAAATGACCTTCGGTTTCGGCGTCCATTGTATCTATTTGCCAGGACCACAGGCACGCATTCCCTGCGAATCAGTTACGATAAATCCCATGAGCAGCACCCGAAGCACGACCAGAAAAGGGAGAATTATCGCCGGCGCCGCGCCCCGCGCGGCTAAATCGCAACCGAATTACCCCTGCCCGGATTGCGGGGAGGTCTTCGCCACCCCGCAAGCCCGCTACGGGCACCGCTCCATGAAGCACCGCACCACCGCGGCGTCGGGTTTCCCCGAGTTTGTGGCGGGGCTGCGCCAGACCGCGGACCAGACCCTGGCACAACTGCGCCAGTATGTGAACAACATCGACCAGGCCCTGACTAACTCCACGGAGCTGAGCCAGCAGCGCCACATGGCCGAGGCCTTGGTGCAGACTTACGACGCGCTGGTGCGCACCCTCGGCGGCGAGCGCGCCATGGCGGCCGGCGGGGGTGCCGGCGGCGTCTAAGGGATGCGGAGGGCACACCATGCGTCGTCTGGCATGGCTGCTGGTGTGCGCCTCCGCTGGCCTGGGGGCGGCCCGCGTGCTGTACTGGCTCTGGCCGCGGGCGCCCCTCTGGTTGGCCACGCTGGAGGCGCTGGGCGCCGGCTACCTGGCGGCGTCCCTCGGGCACCGCTGGGAGGAGCAGCGCCGCGAGCGGCAGCGCAACGCGGAACTGCGCCGGGTAATCCAGATGCGCGTGCATGAGCGCCCTAGTTGGGGCGGCTGGCACGGCGGCTAAAGGAGGCTGCATGGCTTCAACGAAAGTGGGCGGCGAGGGGACCTTCGACGCCCAGGCGCACGGCGTCATCAACACCAATTTCGCCGCGCTGGATGCCAGCGCGGCAGACCTGGACGCGCGCGTGGCCGCGCTGGAAGCCTACGGGCACCTGCTGGTGGCTTCCGTGACGCTCAGCGCGGAGGATCTCCTGGCGCTGAACGATACGCCGGTGGTGCTGGTGGCGGCAGCCCCAGCCAACTGCGTGAATGTGTTGGAGGGCGCCGTGCTGGACTACCAGCCGGGCGAGACGGCCTACACCATCGGCGACGCCACCAACCTGACCATCAACTACAAGGCGGATGCCTCTGGCGCCGCGGTGACGGCCGCCTTGTCGGTGACGGGCCTGCTCGACCAGGCCACGGAGCAGATCCGCCACCTGAAGCCGCTGGCCGATACGCTGACGCTGGCCACCGCCGCGGGCGGCGCCCTGGCGCTCAGCCCTGGCGCTCACGCTCGCCGGCGCGGATGTCGCGGACGGCGATGGCACGCTGTTGGTGCTGGTGTGGTATCGCCAGTTCAGCCTGGTGGCGTCATGACTTCCACGGTAGACTTCATACGCGCTGCAGAGCTGACTCTGGAAGTAGCCGAGGCCATAGACGACGCCTTCGCGTACCATCCGTGGGACCCGGAGCAGACCAGCCACGGCGTTGAGGTGCGGAAGGCTTTGGCGCAGGCCGTGAAGGTGATCGTGGCGCATGTGCCGCCCTGCCCGGATCGCTCCACGGCCATCCGCAAGTTGCGGGAGGCGCGCATGGACTGTAACAGCGCCATCACGCACCGGGGGCGGTTCTGATGCCCGCGCCTGCCCCGTCTCCGCCGCCGCGCAAGCCGCCAGAGCGCGCCCGCCAGGCGCAGCGCGAGGCGGACGCCAACCTACACGAGCGGTTCCCCGTGACGAGGCGCGCATGAGACTGCTACTGCCGCTCTGGCTGGCCTCCGCGGCGCTGGCCGCCAACGTCACCCTCACGCTCACCGCGCCTACCACCGCCACCGCGCCGGGGGCCGCCGTGGCTGTGCCCGTGACACTCACCAGCGTGGCCGGCTACGAGCCCGCCGGGCTACTGTTCACGGTCACCTGGAGCGCCGCCGATCTCAGCGCCGTGAGCTTCGCCCTGGCCACCGGCATCAGCAAAACCGGCTGGTGCAATCCCAGCGCCGGCAAACTGGTGTGCGCCATCGCCGGGCTGAACCTGACCAAGATGGCCAACGGTACGCTGGGCACGCTCACCGCCACCGTGGCGGCCACCGCGGGAGTGGCGACCACCACGCTCACACTCGGGCCGGTCTCGGCCGGCGCGCCCAATGCCGCGCAACTCGGCGGCGCGGGCGCCAGCGTGGCCGTGCCCATCGTGAGTAAGTGCGACCTGACGGGCGACGGCAAGATTGACGACGCGGACCTGGCCGCCTCCGCGCAGCAGGCCATCGGCGCGGCAGCCTGCGGCTCCGCGGATCTGGACGCCGATGGCGCCTGCTCGGTGATGGACCTGCTGCACATCCCCTTGGCGGCTCAGGGAGGGGCCTGCACCCTGGCAAACCCTCCTTAGTGCTGCCGCCGGCGCTGGAAGAGTTCCTGCGCGGGCTGCTGACCACGCCGGCGCCCGACTCCATCGCCTGCAACTTCGTCGCGTGCCCGGCCACCCGCGCGCGATAGACTGGAGGGCGAAAGGAGGGCCGTCCAGGGAAACGGGCCGCCTGCGCCGCGGTCTATGCCGGGGCGCAGGCACAAAAAAAGCGCCTCCCCGTTGCAAGAAGGCGCGGACGGTCGATTCGGATTGGATGGGTATCGCCTCATTCTATCCCGGCCCGGCGGATGGTGAGCACGCCCAGGCCGATTGCCAGGTACAGGCGCAGGCCCATGCGGAAGTCGCGCTCGGCTTCGGCCTGCTCGCGCGTGGCGTAGCGCCCGATCAGCATTTCGCGGCCCTGGTAGGTCTCCCGCAATTCCCACGGTAGGCTAGGATCATGCACCGCGCGTATCGTATCATCCGCGGCTGCGCCGCGCCCGTCGCGGGAGGCTGCGGCGGCTGGCTGTTCGGCGAGTACTTGGATCCGCGGCTGCGGGGGCCGTGGCGGTTGCTGCCGGCGCTGCTGAGTTTGCTGCTGCTGGCCTGGGTGTACCGCGAGATGCGCTGGCTGCACCGCGAAAAAGAAAAGCTCGATCGTTTCCTGATGGACGAGCGGCGCAACGTCCGGTGGCGGTGATGCAAGCGCAGGTGCGTCTCTACCGCTTCTACAACTACGCGGCCAACCGCGGCCAGGGCCGCTACGGCGAACCTTTCGCCTTGTGTGATCGCTGCGTGGAGCGCCAGCCGGTGCCCGCGCACTGCCAGCTCTACCGCCTGGCGGATCAGGCCCTCATGCCCTGCCACAAGTGCGGCGCGCGCAACGTGCAGGCTGCCAGCGCCCCCGCCGGCTAAAACTGGTCCAGCTCCTCGCGCCGGAAGTAGTAGCGCCCCTCGCGGTAGCGCCCGATGGTGCCCGCGCGGCAGGCGGCTTTGAGTTCCTCCAGGATGGCCGCCGGCAGCGGATGCAGATAGGCCTCCATCTCGGAGAGCGAGAGCCACTGGCGTTCGTAGTAGGGCTGCGGCTGGGGCGTGTGGCTGGCGGGCGGCGCCTGCGGCGCTTCCAGCAGCTTGGGCTGCGCGGCCACCGCCCGCGCGATGTGGTGGCGGGCCGCCTCCAGATCCTTGCGGCGCCAGAGCGTTTCCGGTTTGCGGCCCTCCGCGGGACGCTGCCGGCGTGGCCAGCGCCGCTCCCGCGCCAGCCGCTCCAGGTGCTTAAGGCTGAGTCCCGTATACTCAACCCCTTCCTCCTTGGTGAGCCAATCGGCGCGCGCTTGTGCTTTGGCTTGTTGGGTTTGCGGCATGATTGGAGTATACATCGGATCGGCGCAAGGGGCGCTCCGATCCAATGCGCGACTTCTGCAGAATCTCAGTGAAAAGTGTCCGGTACTCCCCGGACTTTTCACTAGCAGCCCTTCCTGGGTAGCCAGCGCGCGGCTACTTTGCCGCTGCCCAAAAGTCCGGTACTCCCCGGACTTTTCACTAGCAGCCCTTCCTGGGCATCTTGCCGGCGGGCTTCTTGGGCGGTGCTTTCTTGGCCATGCGGCCAGTGTACCGCAGCTTCAGCCCGCCGGCGCGGCGGCCTCCGCGGCCATCACATTGTAGAGCGTGCCGCAGGAGGCGCACACGAAGATGCGCGTGTGCGTGAAGATGGCCGCGCGGTACACGCCATCCGCGTCCGCCAGGGTCAGCGGCGTGCCCGGCCAGTCGCCCGGGGTGCGGCACACCGGGCAGACCGGCGTGAGCACCCAGGTGGTGGTGGCTGGGCCAGTTTGCGCCGCGGCGGGCGCGCCGGCCAGCGCGGCCCAAAAGCGGCGCCGCGTCATGGCTGCCTCCGCGTGAGCACGCGGTAGCGCCCGGGCGCGTCGCAGGCCACGGCGGGCAGCGGCGAGCGCGGCTCGGCGGCCGGTTCCAGTCCCACACTCGCGCCTGGTCGAACCGCAGGCGATCGTTGAAGCGCTGGTTCTCCGCGCTGCGAGCTGCGCGCGCGCGCAGCCGCCTCAGCATGCGGGCATGCCGCCGCTTGTTAGGATGGGTCATACCTCAATATGGCCGAAGCATCTTTACTGCCGGTTGCACTTGGCGCAGATCACCTGGGCGTGGTCCCCGGCGCGCTCCCGCAACTCCTGTCCCCCCGCGAGAGGACCAAAGACCCGCAGCAGCTCGTCTCTCTGCATTAAGCGATGGCGGTAGGGCCGTGCCTGGTCGCGGTGCCTGGCGGGTATCTCCATCACCAATGCCTGGCCGCCCGGGTTGAGCCCGCGGCGGATGGCCTCCTCCAGCGCGCCGCCGAAGCCCCCGGCGGATTCCACGATCACCGCGCCGGCGAAATGATCCTGCTCGTCCACAAACGAGATCCAGTACATCGCCATACTCCCCAGCCTAAACTGAAAAAGGAGTCGCACATGACCGATGGAGTACTCGAAGGCCTGGCCCGGCAGGCCGCCAACATCGTGCGCACCGAGTTGCACCTCCATGGCTGCTTCGAGAGCATCCTGGTGGGCATCTCCCACCAGGGCGAAGCGCTCTACCGCATGCACTCCATCGAGCGGCTCATTCGCAACTTGGCGGGGCCGCATTGGGTGGAAAACTCGGACGCGAAAGAGTGTCTGTACTCCACCATCCGCATCGCGCACGCCTCGGCTCCCGCCTGGGCGCCGCGGCCGGGCGCCTACATCCTGGCCGGAACCGGGCGCGCGCGAGAGAGGGACGGCGATCGGATCACGGAGCAGCATGAAGCGGTGATCTACGCCCTGGTCCAGACCCCCACACGCTGCTGCATCCGCGTCGAGCCGCTGGACGGCGCCGCGCCCAGCACGCGCTTTCACCCCACCAGCGAACTGGACGGCGCGCAAATAATCTTCCGCCCGCTCACCGACGAGGAGCGCGAGACGGCGCGCCACCTGAACCGCCGCGAGGTAACATGACTCGCCGCGCTTTTCTCGCCGCCCTGGCCGCGGCGATCGGCTACGACCCGGAGCGCCGGCTTTGGGTGCCCGGGCGCAAGCTGATCTCGATTCCGCCGCCGGTCTGCCTGCCGGCGCCGCGCGGCAACCAGTTCCTCACGGTAGAGCAGATCAGCAAAATGACCTTGGAGGTTCTGGAGCGCCACCTGGTCTTCGCGCGGATGCAGCGCGAGTACAACCGCCTGTTCACCAGCGTGGGTGAGGTGATCGTCGCTCGACCGCAGGGCTTAACCATCGAAGGCATCCTGCGGAATGCACGCTAGAATATGGCAACGGAATCGGCTTTGAGTTTTGCGGGGGCTCGCCGCCAGGCGCGAGCCCCCCGAATTCTTCCAGGCGCTCACGGGTGTCAACCGGACGGCGCCGCGGCGGCCCCGCCGCAGACGCCAGAAACGGAGCCTAAACACCACAAAAATCAACACTTAGACACAAAAACCCTGCGCAAAACTTCAGTTATGCGCAGGGTCAAACTTGGTTGACAAAGGCACCTGTTTGCAACGCCGAAAACGCCCCTGGAAATGGGGTTTTCCGCAGGGGGTTTCCGGTTTCGCCCGCCGCGAGCGATCAAGAGAGGGGAGCTTTACGCGGCCAGCGCATCGCGCACCGTCGAGACCGGCACGCCCAAGCGCTTCGAGATGGCGCCCCAGCCCAGCCCGGCCTGGCGCAGCTCGAGGGCTTCATCGCGGCGGAACACCCGCCGCGGGCGGCCGTGCGCCGCGCCGCGGCGCTTGGCGTTCTCCAGCCCGGCCTTCACGCGCTCGCGGATGATCTCGCGCTCGAATTCGGCCACGGCCGCCAGGATGTGCAGCAGCAGGCGCGAGGTGGGATTCGCCTGGTCCGTGTCGATCGCCTGCGTGGTGGCGATGAACCGCACGCCGTAGCTGTCCAGGGCCTGCAACTGTTCCACCAGGTGCAGCATGCTTCGGCCGAAGCGGTCCAGCTTCCACACCAGGATGCCGTCGCAGCGGTGCTCACTGGCATCCCGCATCAGGCGGTCCAGCTCCGGGCGGTGGCGCTTGGCGCCGCTCCAGCCGGTATCCACATACTCGCCGGCGACCTGCCAGCCACGGCGGGCGGCGTATTCGCGCAGCTCGGCAAGCTGCATCTCACAGTGTTGGTCCGTGGTGGACACACGGGCGTATAAGGCTACTTTCATAGAGGTTTCACCAGCGGCGCCGTACCGACTCGATACAGCCGATGGCAGCCGCGCCGAGCACCAGGAGACTCACCGCATGTCGATAGCTCCAGTACCCACGGTGGTAGTGGTCCCAAATGCCGGCGATGGTAAAGGTTGGATTCCAGACCAGGACGGCCAACAGCACAATCAGGAACGCGAGCACCGCGCGCACCTGAACCCAGCGGAGATTGCTCATCACTTTCTCTTAGTGGCCGTTTGATCCTCGGCCGCGTAGAATCAAATCTTCCAGCCTGTCCAGCTTCTCGGTGATGGATTGCATCGCAGCTTCATGCTGCTGCAACCATTCCCGATGTCGGGCCGTGGCCTGCTCGTTGGCTGCGATCCACTCCAGGTGTTCCTGCAGCCGTTGCTCGTTGCGCAGCGTAACGGCCGTGGTCACGGTGAGGGATTCCCGAAGGTCTCGAATCATCTCTTCCAGGGTCATCTTCAGTTCTCCAACGCCTCGCCTAGAATCTGCACTCCCAAGTGCAAAGGCCAATACCACCACCAGTCGAAGCCGTGCCACCGGAAAACCAGCGCAGCGCCCACCAACACCAACGCCACCAGACCAAGCTCTCGCAAGTCGCGGAGTTGGTCCTGGCGTTCGGCGGCCCGCACCGAGGCCATCCATTCTTCCCGGGTCATCCCTTTTTCGCCCATCTTGCTGCGGCTGCTTTTGCCGCAATCTCCTTCCGGCGCTTGGCGCTGAGCTTACGAGCGCGGGCCTTACCGCCCGCCTTGCCGAGTGCCACCACGTCGATTGTCACCAGCTTCCGCTTTTCCGCCATACCGATGAATAGCTTAGCACGCCTAGCAAGGTGCTTGCCACGGTACGCTTGACATGCTTAGCGCGTTAAGCATAGAATAAGGTCGGACATATAGCCGCGAGGCTCTAAAGCGCGAAGGAGAAACGATGTCTTCCATGTGGTCGGCCACCTCCGATCTGGAGTACTACGAGCCGAACCAAACCCCCGAAATCGAGCCCATCGAAGATGAGCCCGAGGAGTGCCCGGCGCCGGCCGCGGACTACTACGCTCTGCTCAAGGCGCTCCAAATCATCTCCGCCGCGAAGCTGGCAGTGGGCCGCGAGGACGGCCCGCAGGTGTGCAGCCCCGCGTGGCGGCTGCTGGCTCACACGGCGGATTACCTGGACCGCGCCGCGACCCTGGCCCTGCGCGGCGGGGAGGCCTAAGCCGTGAGCGACAAGATCACCTTCCCCACCAACGTCCCGGTGCCTCTGGCCCTCCAGTTCCTGGAGGGCAAGGAGGTTGCCTCGCAATTCGGCGGCAATCAGCACCTGTTCAGCACTACCGATGGACGCATCTTCTTTGTGTCCGAGACGGTGGGCAACATCTTGACGGCGCAGCTTACGAAGCTGCGCATCCAGAAAGGCGAACCTATCGAGATCATCAAGGCCGAAGTGCCCACCGGCAACGGCCGCAAGTCCATTCAATGGTTGGTCAACAAGGTGGGTTTCGCCCCCGGCGAGCAGCCGGACGGCACGCTGGCGGTAGACAAGCCCGGCGCGGGTGGTGAGGCACCCGCGCCGGTGGCGCCTCGGGCCACCGAGACGCCCATCAACACAGCCACCGTGATCGCTACCCATGGTAACAAGCCCAACGGCAACGGCGTGGCCAACGGCAAAGCCAACGGCCACGGCCACGCGCCTACGCCCGAACTGCATCAGGGCTGGGCGCAGTTCCTGCTGGCGCAGACCAATGCGCTGATCGACGTGTACGCCTGCGCGCTGGCGCACGCCGGCCAGTACGGCAACCAGATCAAGCCCGAGGACGTGCGTTCGATCCTGCTCTCGGCCTTTATCAACGTCACCAAGAACGGAGGCATTAATGTCGCGTAGCTTGCGCTTGCCCGATTCGCTGGCCCGCCGCGCGGGCGAGTTCACCGCCGCCGCGCTGGCCATCCTGCATCGCTGGCATCGTCATCACCAGGAGGAGGAGGCGCCCGCCGCGGCGCCCGCTCCTGCTCCACAGAACGACCTGGGCGCGTTGCTCTCGCCGTCCCAGGTGCGCACGTACCTGGATTGCCCCTTCAAGTGGTGGGCGAAGTACGGCCTGGGCCTGCCGGATCCGCCCAACGGCTCCTTCGTCCGCGGGCGCGTGGTGCATCGCCTCGCGGAGATGTACTACCGCGCCCGGCTGGCTGGGCAAGCCCCGGATGTGGACGCTCTGCCCTTCGAGGAGACCTGGGACCTGGCGGCCGCGCAAGCGGCCTTCGGCGCCGGCGAGGACGTGGATCTGCTCAAGCGGCAGGCGGCCGCGCTCACGCGAATGTATTTGGATCAGATCGCCGCCGAGGTTCAGCCGGCCGCCGTGGAAACGCCCGTCGCGGGCGCCATCGCGGGCGTCGCGGTGCGCGGCATCATCGACGTGTTGGATGTGCACGGGCGCATCATCGACCTGAAGACCGCCGCCCGCACGCCCGCGGGCGTGGCCGCGGATTACGCCTTCCAGGTGGCCACCTACCGGCAACTGGAGCCGCGCGCCTCGGGCACCGTGCAACTGGCCACTCTGGTGGCCACCAAGACGCCCAAGATCGTGACGCAGACCTACACCGTGCAGCCGGCGGATCTGCGCCTCACCGAGACCCTGTACCCGCTGGTGCGCGAGGGCATCCGCAACGGCCTGTATCTGCCGAATCGCGGCAGTAACCTCTGCTCGCGGAAGCACTGCAACTTCGCCACGGCCTGCGAAGCCGAGTTCGGCGGCTGCGTGAAAGGACAGGCCGAAGAATGAGACCTCCCGCCTACACCGGAGAACCCCACACCTGCCGTTGGTGCGGGCGCAAACTCTACCGCACCTACGGCCTGCGGGCTCTGGCGCGCGATCTGAAGGCGCATGCCAAGCTCTACAGCAACAACGGCGAAACCATCCAACGTGAGGATGCCGCCGTGCGGCGCCGCTTCCTCGAATCCGCCGGCCAGTACGGCCCTTACGGAGACGGCCACTTTTGCTCACTCACCTGCGGCTATGCCTACGGCGTGCATATCGCGGGCATCGCCGAGGCCAAGCCCCCGAAAGGCAGGCAACCATGAGCCCCCGGGCGCGGGCTATGCTGGTGGCTACCGGCCTGGTCCTGCTCTCCGGCCTGCTGACCCTGGCCGTTTCTCGCCTCTAACTGAACTGTTTTCCTGCGGCCCGGCGGTTTCCCGCCGGGCCTTTTTCTTGTGCCCTCAGCCGACCTTCAGGTAGAGCCCGCCGAACGGAATCACGACCTTCTGGAACGAGCCCGTCACCCCGTCCTTACTGGTGCCCTGGATCACCGTGCCATCCGGCACGCTATCCCCCGGCAACGCCGAGAACCAAGGCCCATCGCCCTGGCGCACCCCGATGCCGCCGGTCTGCGGCTGGGGCACCGGCAGGCTGTGCGGCGGACACACGTAATCGGTCGGCGTATTCCCGTACACGATCTGCACGGCCGGCTTGTTGGCCTGCATATCCGCCACGGAGGTAGGCAGCACATGCAGCGTCAACCGCGGCACCAGCGCCGCGGGCAGGTTCTGGCCGCCGCGCGACTGCGCGATCTGGACGGCCTGGACGTAGCCCGGCCATTGGCTTTCGTAGTCCGCCACGGCCGCGGCGTTGCGCTGCGCAGCCCAGGCCTCGGTAGACGTGACGATGTTGGAGAACGCGCAAGCGGGCGTCGGCTCGGTGCAGGTCTGCGCCTGCCCGAGGGCCAAACACAATACGAGTGAGAGAAGGAGTTTCTTCATGGGGATCTTGGGGAGGGGCTTCAGGCCTGCGGCGGGGCCGCCGGGGTCTTTTTGCCCACGTAATAGCCGAACACCGCCAGCACCAGCACGCCCACCAGCTTGGCAGCCTCGGCGGCATCCTCGGCGTTGTCGCAGCGGAAGCCGCGGCAGGCCTGCGCCCAATTGATGCGCGCGCCCAGCACGGCGGTGAGGATGGCCGTCAGGATGTTGGAACCCTTGTTGCCATCCAGGATGTGCTCCAGCACCTTGTTGATGAACAGGTTTTGCACGGAGGGAATCATTTGAGCTTGAGCCTCACAGGAAAAGCCGCCGGCGTCGCGGCGGCTGCGGCCGCCGGCGCCACCGGCGTGCCGTGCGCCAGCGTGGCCGCATAGGCGCGCCCGGCGAACCAGGCCGAAGCCACGGCCAGCGCGAGGTTGACGTACTTCCCGGTTTTGGGCCAGTAGTGCCGCACCGCCAGCGCCACGCCCAGCGCGCCGCCGGTCCATTCCAGACGTTGCGCTGCGGTGAGGTGATACTGCTTGCCGTTCACGCTGAATTTCCAGTCGGTGGTGGAATCGGCGACTTGCGAGAGCAGAAACGCCGTGGGCGCCAGGCTGTCGTCGGTGAAGATCGACAACACGCCGCGATCGGGCGCCGGCGCCGGGGCCGGCTGCTGGGCCAGGGCCAGGCCCGCCAGCAGCCACACAAGCAGGATGGGTTTCACTTAGTTTCTCCAGGAAGTGAAGCGCACGACCCAGACAAGGACCGTGGCGAGAGAGCCGGCCAGGAAGGCCGGAATGAGCCAGGCAATATGCACTTTCATGCGAAAAAGGGGGGATGCTACAACATCAGCCAGGCCGCGCGGATGCGTCCTAGAGGCTCCTGGCGCGGTTTTTTGGGGCTATCGCGTGCCGGTGCGCTGCTGGCGCAGCATTTCGGCCCGTTTGTAGGGGTTGGAGGCGTTGCCCACCAGCCCCGGCAGGCTCAGATCCAGCACCATGCGCAGGTAGGCGTTGCCCTTGCGGTTGAAGGCCTCTTCGCCCAGCAGTCCGGTGGCAGATCCCACGGCGCCGTAAAAGGCATTCAACTCGCGGCCCGCCGCGCGCATGCGCTCGCCGATGGCCGGCAGACCCGGCTTGGTGCGCGGCGGAATCGCCGGGAAGAATTGCAAACCCACGCGCCCCTGGCGATCGCGCAAGCCGGTCAGATAGGTCTCCTGGCCGGTGGCTAACACAAACGCGCCGCGGGCCGGCGGCCCCAGCGCCGGATGCGCGAAGGCGTTAATGACGTCGCGCTGCGCGGCTTCCGCCGCCTGGCCCGGCGAACCGCCCAGGGCGTAGGTCTCCATGGCCCCGGGCAGTCCCAGCGCCCGGCCGCCGCGCAGCACCAGCGGATTGAAGAAACCGAAATTCAGGTAACCGGTCTCGGAACCCTGGCCCCATAGCGCCTTGCCCAGCGCGCTGCGCCGGTCGCGCTCGTTGGCCGGAATCTGCAGCAGCTTGGCGCGCTTGTCCTTCCAGGGCCACTTGCCGGTGTACTCTTTATAGACCACCGCCCATAGGGCCAACAGCCCCAGGGCGCCCCCAGTCAACTGCTGCCACAACCGCAGGCCTGCGCCACTCTTGGGCATCGGCCCGTTGCCCGCCCAGGCGTGGATGCCGTTGCGGATCATGGTGGATCCGGCGGTGAAAAACGGCGCGAAGCCGGAAGACTTCAGCGCGCGCTCGATCTCGCCTTGCAGCGCCGGCACGTAGTTGCCCAACTGGTTGACGAAATCGAATAGCTCTTGTGGCGTGGCGTCGGGATTCAGGCTCTTGGCCAGGCGGTACATCACCAGCCGGGCGCGCACATCAATCCCCTTCGGCCCGTACAAGGCCGCACCGAAACCTTTGGGAATGGGAATCGTGCGCCCGCCGCCCACGGGCAGATTCCAGGCCTGTTGCTCCGCGCCCAACTCTTCGGCCGCGCGCTGCGAAAGGGTCACGGAACCGTAGCGATCCGGCACCAGGCCCAGCTTGGCCATCTCTACCAGATCCTCGGCGGATTGCCGCGTAGTGGGATCGGTAGCCAGCACCTTGCCCACCGCGTAGAACTTCTTGGCCAGCGGCAGGGAGAGCACTTTCCCCGTGGGCGAATTTTCCAGAAACGGCGTGTTGGCCACCAGGGTGCCCAGCAGGTTGGAGGTGTGAAACACGAAATCCGCCGGGCCCGCCAGGGCGAAGGTATTGAGCTTGCGTAGAATGCGGTCGATTACCGTAGGGGTGTCGAGGCGCTGGCCCTCCAGGATGGGGCGCAGCTCGCGGTGCAGCCAGCGCGGCATGATGCCCATGCGCGCCGGCACATGCACATGCTTGCCATTGGTCAGAATCAGCCGCTCGGGGGAAATCTCCACCCGCTCGCCCTCGTACTCCACGCCTTGATAGACAAAGGTGCGCTGCTCGCGCCCGGCCGACTCCAGCAGGCCTTCTTCTTCCAGCGCGCGCAGCAGGGCGGCCTTGTCATTGGCGCGCACGGCGCCCGTCAGACGATCGCGCAGGGCTTGCATCGTGGCGTCGTAGCCCTCCGCCAGCCCGGTAGCAAATTTGTTGGCCGCGTTCTTCGGGGTGCGGTAGGGCAGCCGCCGCCCCGGGCCGGGGGCGTGCTGCGGCTTCTCCGTGGGAATCAGCGGGTAGTAGGTGTGGAGCGGTCCCAGGGCATCGCTGAAGACGCCTTCGTTGAGCGCGTGATTCTCGGCCATAGGCCGCTCGACCAGGCGCTGATAGGTGGCCAGGGCGCGCTGCACATGCGCATCCGCCGTTACGGCGTCATACCAGGCCGCCGGCATGACCGTCTGCACGTTCGCCGCGGCATCGCGGAATGTCTGCGCCAGGAACGCGCGCAGGGTGTCCCAATCCTCGGCCGCCGCTAGTGCTACGGCGGTCTGCGCCACGTCCTCGGGCATCCCGCGTTTGCCTTCGATCGCCGCGAGCAGCTCCAGAAACTGCTCGTTGAGCGCCGTGCGCAGGCCGTTGTCGGGGATCTGGTCCACCTGCTCGGCGAAATTCTGCCAACGCTCGCGCAGGCCGCGCAAGCGGCTCTCGATCAGCGCCAGGCGCAGCTCCGGCCAGGTGAAATTGCCGCCGTGCAGTTCCTTGAGGATCGCCGGTACGGCCGCGCGCAGGATGGTGGCCGCCTGCGCCCGCGAACTGGCCGCGCGCACCGCCGCGGTGTGCGCCGCCGCGCTGGCCTTCTGCAACTGCGAGAGGTTGCGCAGATAGCGGTCGGAGAGGGCGCCCAGGCCCGAATAGTTCACCTGGGGGCCGGTGGTCTCGAATTGCCGCGCGATCCAATCCGCCAGGTCGATGAGCATGGGGGCGGAGCCGCGCTGGGCCGCGCGCCGCAGATACTTGGCCGGATCGGCCAGCAGTTCCGGCACGTCCGCCAGTGGCACGGCCCGCCGGCTGCGCCCGGCTTCCAGCACGATCACCCCCGCGCCGGTGTAGCGCGCGTAGTTGGCGGCCTGCTGCACGGCCGTCTGGAAGCCCAGGTTGCCGTAGGCCTGCGGCTCGGCCATCACGTTGACACCGCGCAGCCGGATGTAGCCCTGCGCCAGCAGCGTATCCCGCGCCCGCATCAGCTCGTTGGCTGTGCCGCCGGGCCGTTGGCCCAGGATGCGCTGCGCGGCCTGGTTGTGCGTGTCGATCGTCTCACGCCCCGGAGCTTCTACTTCGAGCAGCTTGCCGCCGGGCTCTACCCAATAGGCTGGCCCGCCCATCTTACGCAGCACGTCGGCGGGCGATTCCAGGACCACAGGCTCAAGCTGCCGGGCGATCTGCGCGGCCGTCACCCGCGGGCGTAGCGAGAGAGAGCCGCGCTCGTGGCCGTAGCGCCGGTAGGCCAGCGTGCCCTCCTCGGTGCGCGTCCAGGCGCCGCCCTTCTCCCGCACATAGCCGGCCTGCAACAGGCGCGTGAGCGCCGTGGCCATGCGCGACTTCGCGTAGGCATCCACATCTTCGGCGACGGCCTGCTCCAGTTCCTCCGCGGTTTGCGGCTGATGGCTGGTATGCCGCAGGATGGCCCGCTCGTATTCGTCCAGGCCGCCCGGCTGCTCCACAAACAGCCCGCCCAACTGCCGGCGGATCTTCTGCCGCTCGGCAATCTTCTGGTCGAGCAGCTTGCGGGCGCCTTGGCGCAGTTCCGCTTCGGAAGTCTCCGCCACCTGCAGGCCGAAGCGCTCCAGGGTATCGTGCGCGCGCTCGATCTCCGCATCCTCCGTCCCGCGGTCCTCGATGCTGTCCAGCGCAGCCGCCAGGGCGCCCACGTCCGCACCCAGGTCCTGCTCCTGGCGCCGCAACTCCAGGGCTTCCTCCGGGGTGGCCTCCGCCGGCGCCTGGCGGGCCGCGTCGATGCGCTTCTTGTAGTCTTCGGGGGTCTCGGTGGGCGGCACGAAACTGGCGTTGAACTGTTCGAGCTGCTCGGAGAATCCCTCGGGGGGCTTGGCCCAATCCCAGGGCAGCGCCTTAGAGGCTTGCCGGGCGTAGGCCACGGCCTGGTAGTCCTGCGCGAAATTCCCGCGGACCTGCCGCCCGCTGGGCATGTGGACGACGTGATACTGGGGTTGCTCGTGCTGCCGGGCGTTGCCTTTCTCTTCCTGGACGGCCAAAAACTTGGAGACGGCGCGCGCTTTGATGACGTACTTGCGGCCGTGCATGCCGGTCCCGAAAAACTTTTTCGAGGGGAACCACTTGGCGCGCAGACTGGCATTCGGATCTTTGAGGTACGGCGCCAGCGGGTTGCGCGCGTCGCCTTCCTCGGCCGCCGCCAGGGCCTGCCGGTCATCCTCGGTTTCGCCCAACTGCTGCGCCAGTTCCGCCTGCCGGCGTAGCATCTTCTGGAGTTCTTCCTCGCGCGGAAACGCTTGGCCGGCTTTGCTCTCCAGCTCGGCCTGGCTCTTTTCCAGGCGCCGCAGGTGATCGCGCGAGAAGCGTGTGGAGTCCTCGAAGCTAACCTGGTGTTCCAGGGATTGGATGGTGCCCACCGGGTTGGAGTAGTTGGTCGAGATGAGGTAGGTGTTGGAGTCGGCTTTGAGCGCTAGGCCCGGGCGGGTGTAGACCTGCACCTGTCCGCTCTGCTCCCAATGGCCCTCGGATTTGCGTACCTTGTCCCAAGCCGCATGCACTGCCTCGGCGTCCTGCTGGTCCAGCGCTTTCAGGCCCAGGTCCGCGCGCATGTAGCTGCGGGAGGCTTTGATGTCTGGCGTGGTGACTAACCAGTAGAAGTATTTGCTGTCCGGCGTGCGCTCGCGCACGTACAGCCGGCCGCCGCGCTTCTCGGTCTCCACGCGCGCCTCCAAAAACTCGGTTTCGGGCGTGGCAAGGAGCGCAAAGCCGCGATAGCTGGCCTGCAGTGGGGTCCGTTGGGCGATCGGGCCAAGCCCCTGCAGGAGGTGCATGAGGGCTTCGGCACCCTTGGCGCGGATCTCTTTTCCCTCATAGGTCACGCCCTCGACCACCATCTCGGGATGCGCGTCGCGGGTGGCGATGTCCTGGTCGTACTGCTGGAGGTGCTGGCGCGTGCCCTGGATCTCCCCGGGCAGTTGGGCGAGCTGCTGGGCGATGTTGGACTGCTCGCTCAGCCAGGCGCCCCGCATCACTTCCAGCTTGTGAATGTCCTGGTCCAGAATGATCTTCTCGCGCACCAGGGGATTGCCGGCAGAAGCGGCTTTGGCTTGCTCGTAGGAAAGCACCAGCGGCGAGAGTTCATCCACTTCATCAATCGAGGGGTCCCCGCTCATGAGTTGCTCGATGGGCGCGGCTTTGGCCGCCAGCGTCTCCCACATGAAGGCATCGAAGCTACCTTCGGTCATGTAGCGGTACAGGCGCACCGGGATGTGGTGCGCATCCCACAGTTCGTTGCCTTGCCGCACGGCGCGCCCGTCGCGCTGCTGCATATCGCGCGGACGCCAGGGAGAATCCAGGTGATGCAGCGCCACCAGGCGGTCCTGCACGTTCATGCCGGCGCCCATTTTCTCCGTGGACCCCATCAGCACGCGCACGTCGCCGCGGCGCATGGCCGCGAAGAGATCGCTTTTCTGATCGTCGGTCTTGGCGTCCTGAATGAAGGCGATTTGCTCGGGCGGAATGCCGCCCGCAATCAGCTTCTTGCGCAGTTCGCCGTAGATGTGGAAGCGCTCGCGGGCTTCCTCGGTGGTCTCGGCCTCTTCCTCTTCGGGCTCCTCTTTCTCGCCGTACAGGTTGGCTTCGGCGGTCTCTTCTTCCGCGGCGTTGCCGGGTAGCTCGCGCCGCATGGGTAAGTTGGCCGTCTCGGGATTGGCCACCTGGCCGGAGGGTTTGCTCTTTTTGCGGCGAACCTTCTCGCTCTTGGGCGTACTCAGGTCCAGGAAGATGAGTTGGGTGGCCTTGTGTTCAGCAAACTCTTTGTAAATCTCGACCACGTTGGCCGCGCACTTGTTGACCTTGCTCTGCGGATCCTCGCCGGCGCTCTGGCCCAGCACCAGGCGCAGATCGAGCGAGGCCTTGCGGCCGTCGCTCGAAATCTTGAGCATGTTATCTTCGTCGGGCTCCACTTCTCCCGCGCGCACGGCATCGGCACGCTCGCCGATCAGCTCGATGTACTGCTTAAGCAGATCCGAGGCCGGGGAGATCACATCCACATAGCCGCCCTTCCAGATGGCCGGCGTGGGTAGGTTCAACTGCTGGGCCGTGCGGATGTCCGCCACCACCCGAAACATATTCATCATCTGGCTGGCGTTCTGGAACTTATTGAAGCGGGTGCGCTGGATGAACCGGCCGCCCTCGGGTGCCACCTCCATCTGCGTGCGCGTCTGGCCGAAGGTCTTAGCCCAGGCGTCGAATTGATTCAGGCCTTCGCGCTCCAGATAGCGCGGCATCAGGTAGCGCATCATGGTCCAGACTTCGGCGATGGAGTTGGACACCGGCGTGCCGGTCATGAAGACTACGCCGCGATCGCCGCCGTGCAGGTTCATGACATACTGCGTCTTCAGCAGCATGTCGGTGGCCCGGTTACTGTCCGTGTTGGGCAGCCCGGCCACGCGGTCCATCATCGTCAGATAGCCCAGGTTCTTGAACAGGTCGGCTTCGTCCACGAAGAGTTGATCTACGCCCAACTCCTCGAAGCTCAGCCCGGTGTCCTTGTCTTCGCGGTGGGTGCGCTTCTCCAGGCGGGCTTCCAGTTGCGCCCGCCGGCGCACCAGTTGTTTGACGGTAGGATCGCGGCGCTCATCCTGTGCGCTCTTGCCGCGGCGGGCCGCTTCCAGCGCGGCGTTGATGTCGGCCAGTTCGTGGTTGATGAACTCCTCGAAGGTCTCATCTTTGACCGGCAGCTTTTCAAAGCTGGCATGCCCCACGATCACCGCGTCATAGTTGCCCGAGGCGATCCGGCTCATGAGTTTTTGCCGGTTCTGTTTCTCGAAATCTTTTTTGGTGGGCACCAGGATCTGCGCGGCGGGATAGGCGCGCATCCAATCGTCGCGCCATTGGCCAACCAGGTGATTGGGCACCACCACCATGGGCTTTTTGGCCAGGCCCAGGCGCCGCAGTTCCATGGCCGCCATGATGGCTTCCAGGGTTTTGCCGGCGCCTACTACGTGCGCATACAGGGTGTTGCCGCTCTGGATGGTGCGCCACACCGCGTTGACCTGGTGCGGATCCGGTTTGCCGGCGCGCAGCCAGGAAGTATTCAGCCCGGGGAAGGTCAGGTGCGAGCCGTCGTACTCCCGCAGGCGCAGATTGTTGCGCTCCCAATTGAATTTTTCCGCCAAGCGCTGGGCGCGCTCGGGATCGCTCCACAGCCAGGCGGCAAACTTGTCGTTCAACAGCCGTTGTTTTTCATTCGCCTCGATGGTGGCATCCGGGTTTTTGACGCTGCGCTCCGCGCCGTTGGCATCTTCGTAGTAATCCCGGGCCACCGGGGTGCGGCCGTTCAGGCTCAGCTCAAACAGATCCATCCCGCTGAAATAGGGCGTGCCGAATTCGGTAGTGTTGGCCACGCCGTTATCCAGGAAGGTGAAGGTAGGCCGCACCCCATAGCCGCCGGTGAGGGACACCAGGCGCACCAGGGGCTCATTGGAATCGCTTTCCACCTTCAGGACTTCCCGCGCGAACTGCGTATAGTCGCTATCGGGGATCCAGGTGGCGCCCAGGTTGGCGCGGATCTTGCCGGGCTCCTTCCAGGGCGGCTGCACGGCCTTCAGGGCTTCCACGTTGCCGGCATACTCGGGGTGCTCGCGGGCCGCGAATTCGGCGTCGGCGAGTTTCTGGCGCACGTTGCCGCTCAGATATTCGTCGGCGGTCTCCCACTGTTTGGAGATGGGATTGCGAAAGATTTTGCCGGCCAGTTCCTGCTGCAGGTCCTCGGGCTCGCGGCCGGTTAATTCCTGCATGCGGTCCCAATCCATGTGCCCGTAATCGTTGAGCGACACCGCCAGGGCCTCGGCGCCTGTCTCGACGTGCGTGATGCGGGCGGGCTTCTGGATGGTGCGCTCGCGGAACACCGGGCGCTTCCGGGCCACCGTCCAGCGCTGCCCTTTGGGTTTGCCATCGGTGAGTACCACGTCCCCCTGCGGAGTCACCAGGTATTGCCCCTGGCGCCCCTCCAGCGCCTGGCGCGCCGCGGCCATGGCCTTCTTGTCGTAGTCTTCGAGCAGACCCGTGAGCACCGGCCAGTCGGGATCTTCCCCAAAGGTCAGCGCGTTACCCAGCACGTTCACCGGGCCGTGCTGCTTCACAAAGCCCTCATAGACTTTGTTGAGGTTCTGGCGGGCCTCCAGGATCTCTTCCTCGGAAAGATCCAGGTGCTGCGAGCGGATGACCTCGCGGGCCGCTCCGCGCAACTCGATCAGGCCTTTCATGCGCTTGGCCTTCACGCTGTTGGGTTTAACCGGCACGGGACGCAGATAGGCGCCGTCTTTCTGCACCAGCGCGCCATTCACGTAGCCGTACTGGCCGTTTTTGAGATAGGAAGCCTCCGGGTAGTTCTCGGCCAGCTCGCCCGGCGCGCCGATCTGCTGGGGGTTCCAGGAAGGCATCACATCTTCCGGCAGCCGCTCAAAGCGCTCCTGCAAACCTTCCAGCGAGAATTCGCCGAACAGCTCCGGGTAGCCGCGGCGGTACTGCGTGCCGCCCTGCATCTCGCCCATCATCATCTCGGGGTGGCGGTGGAAGTACTCGTTGACGTCAACCTTGAAACCGTCCTTGGTCTCCATCTCCCGCGATTCCGCCCAGGCCTCGTTGGAAATCGGGATGCCGCCCGGAATGCGCTTGCGCAGAATCAGGATGTCGGTGGTGACGCCCGTACCGGCGTTGCCCTGGAAGGTATCCCGCGGCAGGCGCACCGCGCCCAACAGTTCCGCCCGCTCAGCCATCCACTTGCGGAAGGCCTGCCCCTTGCCGTCCATGCTGTAGCGCGAGGTAATGGCGATCATCACGCCGCCCGGGCGCAGCTTTTCCATGGACTTGGCGAAAAAGTAGTTATGTACGTTCTCGGTCAGGAAGGGCCAGCGCTTGAAAACCGGATCCACCACTCCATGCCCAGCGAAGGGCACGTTGCCGATTACCAGGTCGAAGTAGCCATCCGGCAGGTTGGTTTTCTGGTAGGGTTTGACCAGGATCTGCGAGCCCGGGAACAGGGCGCGGGCCATCGCCCCGCTAAGCAGATCCATCTCCACCCCGGTGCGCGAGGTGCCGGGGATCAGCTCCTCGGGCATCATCATGAAGAAGTTGCCGATGCCCATGCCGGGCTCTAGCACGGAGCCGCCGGCGCGGAAGCCCAGGCGCACAGCCAGGTCCCACATCGCGCGCGCCAGATCGCGGCGGGTGTAATGCGCGTTCTCCGTGGAGGTGCGGGCGGCCTCGTATTCTGCGTCGGTGAGGGCGTTCTCCACGTCCTCGCGGATGCCGGCCCAATCGGATTTGTAGCCGGTGAAGACGCCTTGCGAGATTTCGCTGGCGCCCCAGCCTACAAAGCCGGCGATCTTCTGCTGTTCTTCCAGCGTGGCGGGCCGGCCGCCTTCCTGAATGATCTGCTTGACCGTGCGGATGGCTTCGAGGTTGTTACGAACTTTCGTTTTGGCGCCGCGCGATTCGATCTCGGCGGCTTGCTCGGGAGTGAGCCGGTAATCGCCTTCCAGGCCGGTTACGGGAGTTGCTGCGCCTCGTGTCGGGCGATCTCCTCCGCCTGGTCGTAGCTCAGTTTCCGCGGGCCTTGCTGGAGCTGCTGGATTTGGCGCAGCATGCGCTCCGTTCGCTCCCACAGGAGGCCGTACAGCTTGCCCTTCTGCTCCAGGGTGCGGCAGAGTGACGGGTGGCTCTCCCGCCACACCGCCAGCAGTTTCCGTGCTGGGCCGCTCTGTTCGACTTCCTGCTTGGCCACCGCTTCCGGTAGAAGTGGCATGGGTCCCTTCCGCCTCGATTGTAGTTGGTTTCGCCGGCGCGGGCGCCGGTTCTGCGGCTACTCCGTACCGTTTGGCGGCCCCCGCGGCGTACTGGTACACCTGCCGTAGTACCGCGTCCGTGGTCAGTTTGCTGGTTTCGGCGATGGCGCGCACCAGGTCGCCCAGGGCGGCCATCACTTGCTTGGACCAGGCTTCAAACTGGATGGCGCCGTCCAGGATGTACTTGGCCCCGATCACCGTCAGGTCGCGCAGGTCCGCGGGGTCGATGCCGGCGTTGAGCGTGGTGTTTTTGAGGTACTTGGCGCGCAAGCGGGCCGCCGCGTCGGCCGCGGCCTGCTCCAGCGGGTTCGCGTGCTTCTCGGGTTTCGGCTGCGCGGATTCCGCCGCCGGCGGTGGCGCGGTGGACCGGAGGGCCGCGGTGCCGGCGGGCGTGCGCACAAAGCGGTCGCCGTCCGCCTCCGGGTCATTGATGCGCTGGATGAGGCCGCGCCGCACCAACTGGTAAATGGTCCGGTTGGCGGCATCCTCAGCCAGCCCACCTTCGGTGAGAGAGGTAAGCAGGTCGAACCCTTGCGAGCCGTGCCCGGCCGCCGTGTGCTCCAGCACCGCGCGCTCGGTGTCGCTGAGAGGTTGCGCCTCGGCCTGCGCCTTCTGCGTGGCCGTGGGGACCTTGGTGGGCTTGGCGGGCTCGGGCGCGGACTTCGCCGGCGTCTCGATGCGCTGCAGGCGGGGCAGCGGAACGTGCTCGATACGGCCGATGGGCACGCCGCCGGCGTGGAGAATCTGGTCGGTGTCCACGTCGGCGTAATCGTCAATGTCCGCGTAGACGTTGCCGCGCACCGTGCCGGTCAAGGTCTTGCCGTTGCGGTCCTGCCAAGTCACCCGCTCGCCCTCGCGGAATAGCGGAGTGGTGCCTTTGGCTTCGTTTACCTTGTCTTCGAGCGTGGGCTCTTTCTGCGGCGGCGCCAGGCCGGCCTCTTCCAGCCCGGCTACGATGTCGTCCACGCTGAGGCCGGCGTCGCCGAACAGATCCGGCTCGCCTTCGGCGAAGGGCTCGGGGCGGGCGTGCTCCACTTCGGCCAGCAGGATGCGGCCATCGGCCAGCGCGGATTCCAGCGCGTTGCGCGCGTTGCTCGACTCGGGCGGGGCGACCTTCTCCAGGATCTCCGCCGCCGAAGCCACCGCCGCCCGCAAGCGCTTCACGCTGGCATCGTCTTTGAGCACCCAGGCCCGGCCGCCCTGGTTGGCGATCAGGCCGCGCACATCCTTGCTGTCGGCGCGCAGATTGTCGATGGCCGTCTCGTAGACTTCCCGGCGGGTCTGCTGGTCCAGTTCCGGCCGGGAGGGCGCGGCGGGCTTCTCGGCGGGTTTGGGGGTCTCGTCGCGCTGGCCGATCTGAGAGAGCGGAATCTCTACCTCGGGGCCGAAGTCCTGCGCCGGATCGGTCGGCAGGTGGGTCTCCCGCACCGTGACGGTGTTCTGATCGGCGCGGATCACGCGCAACCAGTTCCAGACCGTCTTGAGGTTGTAGGTGTGATAATCCTCCGTGGAGGTCAGCTTGACCAGTTGCCCCACGGCGGGCGGCTGGAGTGCCTGGGGCCCGCGCTCCACTTCGGCGCGCATGCGGTCGGCTGCCGGCTTGCCCAGGCGCCGCTCCACTTCGCTGTAGTTCTGCGCGTACTCGCGCTCGGCGTCGCGCTGGTTGGCCACGATCTTCTTGCGCACGAACGGAGCGCCGCGGCCCGCACGCGACGCGCCGCGCAGCCGGGCGTTGTAGCCGTCGATAAATTCCTTCTTGCGCTTCTGCTCCGTGCGCATCGAGACGTAGTAGTTCTCGGGCGTAGTCGTCGGGCCGGTGAGAGAACCGGCCTCTTCAGCTTCGGCCATGGCTGCGTCGGTCCAGCGCAGATCCGCCGGGGCCGCCGGCAGTTGCGCCTCCGGCTGGGGCGTGAAGGCCCGCCAGCTCAACTCCCGGCTGATGCGTTGAACCTGGGCGCGGTTGGCTTCCGTGTCGGGAATGATCCAGGCCTTCTCTTCCGCGTTCCAGGTGGCGCCCGGAATCGCGCGTAGCAGGGCCTTGTACTTGAAGGTCTGGCCGGTGATGGCCAGCAGCTTCTGGCCCTCGGCCGCGGCGGGGGCACTCACCTGAGTGGTGGGCTTCTCTTCCGGCTCGCCTTCCGCCGCCAGCGTGTCGTCATAGAGGTATTTCTCGAAGTCCTCCTGGCGGAAGGAGTGCAGTTTGCCGTTGGGGAAGCGCACTTCCACCTGGCTGACTTCCCGCGCGCCGCTGCCGAACGCGGCCCAGCGCCCGCCTGCGCCGCCGGTTGGCAGGATGGGCTGCATGTGGAAGCCGTCCGTCTTCACTACTTCCACCGTGCCGGCGGTGCCTTCGATCTTGTCCCCGTTGCGTAGCGTGTGCCAGAAATAGCGGAAGTTTTCGCGCAGGGGCAGGCGTTGCGGGGCGTGCTTCTCCACTTCCGCGCGCATGCGCTCGGCCGCAGCCTTGCCCAGGGTCAATTCGACTTCGGTGTAGTTGTGCTCATAGGCCGCCTGGGAGGCGTGATGGCGCGAGGATTCCTGCCGGCGCAGCTCCGCGGCGCCGCGCTTGCCATGCGTGGCCTGCAGCCGGTCCAGGTGGCCATCCAGATAGGCTTTCTCGCGCTTCTGGTGGGCGCGGGTGGCGTCGTAGTAATTTTCCGGGGTGCCGTGCTCTTTCTGGATGTCCTCGATGCCCTGCGTGTCGGCCCACTGCAGCCCGCCCTGTTGGGTTTCGCCACTCTTGACCGCTTCGGCTGCCGGCGTGACACTGGAATTAGAGCCGCCTGACGGTGGATGACCGCCACCTCGCGGAGTGATCTGCGGGGCTCCGGGGACGAGAGGAGACCCCTCGGTAGACGGCTTTTCATACGCCGTCACCAGCCAGCGCTTCTTTACCCCGTCATAATCCAAGCGCACGCCGGCCTCGTGCGTTTCGCTTTCCAGGCGCGCGGTGCGGCCGTCGTTCTTGACCACACGCATGCGCGGAATGAGGTCTGCGAGGTCCTCCAGGTGCAAATCTTTCTGGCCTTCCGCATGCTTGCTTACGATGTGTGCCAGGCCGCCGCGCTCATCGCCCCAAATCAGGTCGATCCAGCCAAGTTCCGGGTGATGCCAAACGCGCGGCACTTCGCCGGTGCGGGCGGCGAGCAGGTGCGCGATCGCCTCGGCCGGTTTAGCTGAAAACTGGCGGAAGATCGGCCCGTGCGGCCCGGTCTCCTGATCGGCTTCGGATCGGATCGGCGCCTGTGCCGATTCCGGCCGCGCCATAGCCTCAGCCCAGTCGCGGCCCTGGACGGTGGTGGCGTATGCGCCGTTATTCCCCTGCTGGAGGATGTAGCCGCGGCGCTTCAGCTCCTCCAGATCGGCGGCGTCAAACTCCTTTTCCACCTTGGCGGGCAGACTGGCGGATTGGGTGCGGCCCGCCAGGGAGCGAATCACTGCGGCGAGGCGGGCGTCCCGGCTCGGGGCTGCGGCCGCCTCCGATGTGCCGGGCGGGAGTGCTTGGCGGGCGGCCGTCGCAAACTCCGGATGCTCCGGATATTGGCTTTGCGTGGCGTCAACCGCCTGTGCCAAGTTGCCGCTGGCATCGTAGTTGCGCTGCAGCGACTCCAGCCAATGCAGCGCGGCCTCGTGGTCCTCCCGCGCGCCATTCCAGTGAATCCCGCCGGTTTCGTCGGTGGCATGCACCAGGTTGGCCACCGCGCGCACGATGGGATGTCGCACGTCCAGCGATTCCAGCGGGCTCCACTGGTAGCCGGTTTCGCGCTGGAACGCTTCGGGGCTGTCCCATTCGCGCTCTTGGATCGGGATGACGCCACGCTGCCCGCGCTCGTAATCGGTGGCCACGATCACGCTGCCGCGCTCGCTCAGAACCCAATACCGTGACTTGCCTTCGGCATCCTGGCTGAGCGGAATTTCTCTGCCGGGCCATACCTTTCCGCCTGCCTGCGCGGCCGTAGGAGGCTCATGTGGTAAGCCTGCCGGCGTGCTTTTCTGCGCCGGCGCCAGGCCGGCCTCTTCCAGGCCGGCTACGATGTCGTCCACGCTGAGCCCGGCCTGGCCGAACAGATCCGGCTCCGCCTGGCTCTCGGACCCCAAATCCCCTGCTGGCTGCGCTAGCGGGGCCGCTGGCGGGGCTGCCACGGCCGGGGGAGGGGTCGGCTGCCCGGGCGCCGCTGGGGCGCTCTCTGGCTGCCCGTTGGCCACGCCGGCGGCCGGCGCCTGCTGGCTGCGCGCGATGGAGGCCTCGATGCGGGCGATGGCCGCGCGTTTGTCGGCGGCTACCTGCTGGTTGCCGGCGGCTTCGGCTTTGGCCAGGTCCGCGCGCAGCGCGGCCAGCACGCCCGCCTGTACCTGCGCGGGCGTCTGGCGCTGCGGCTCGGGTTTCTGTTGGGTGGCCGCCGGGGCCGGCTGCACCGTGGCCGGATCCAGTTCTACGGCGCCGCCCGCCGCCGCCGGGGCCGGGGCGTTGGCCGTGGCCGCCGGCGCCGGGGCGGCTGGGGGCGCCTCGATCATCTGCCGGAAGATGGGTAGCGGCAGCGTGCCGCGCACGTTTCCCGCCGGCGTCTCGGCCACGAAGGACACTTGCCCCTGCTGAATGGCGTGAATCGTGTACTTGCCGCTGGGCCGCTCGATGACTACCGTGCCGTTGGGGCCGGGCTGGATATCAGAGGGCAGAGCGTGGTTTTGGGTGAGTGTGGAGACTTCAGCCGCAGGCACTACCGGAGGCGCGCCGCCTACGTCGCCGGGGCCGCTGTAGGGCGTGCGCGACACCGTGGCCTGCCGGCTCTGCAGCCAGTTCTGGACTACTTCCGGCGTGCCGCTGACCAGGGCCTTGCTGGTGGGGTCGGCGCTCTCGGTGATGGTGTGCACCACCCGCGAGCCCTTGGTCACGCGCGTGGGCGGGTTCCAGGGCGTATCCGGGTTCTGCACTTCGCCCACCACCCGCGGCACTTTGGCGGGCGGCTGCAAATACACCGTCTGGTTGCCGATCTGGATGGGGAGCGGTTGGCTGCGGTCCAGGTCCTTCCAGGCCTGCGCCGCCAGGCGCCGGCCCTGCTGGGCGAGTGCTTCTGCCGTGGCCGCGGCCTGCTCATTGGAGACCGGGGGCGTGGCGATGCCGCCGGTTTGGGTCGCCCGGGTTTGGGCCTCGGGCGTGGGGCCTTCAGGGTAGGCCTTCAGAACTTCGTGGCCGGCCCGGATCGCCCCTACTGCGCTGGCGCCCAACAGTAGCGCGTTGATGGCCGTTTCCGCGGCCTGCTCCATGTTCCGCGGGACGCCGCCTTGGGCCAGGTTCTTGCCGCCCACCACTAGGCCCGCGGCCGGTACGGCCGCATGGGCGGTGACATCCAGGGCCTTCAAGACGCTGGGCAGATCCTTCAGCGCGCGCGCCACCGGCGCCAGGTTGGCAGCCGCCGGCAACGCTTCGCCGCCCACCAGGAAGGCCAGCGCATAGCTGGCGCTCTCGGGGCTCAGCGTGTTGACGATGCCGCGCAGCGCCCCGCGGGTGATTTGCGCGGGCACACTGGCATCCTGGTCTGCGGGCGGAATCAGCTTGGCGTAGCTGCCGCCGAAGCCCAGCGCCTCGCGCATCTCGCCCGGATGGGAGGGTGGCGTCTCCTCGATCGGCTCGCCGTGGTACACCCCGCGCCGGCCGGGCTCTGGCGGTCCCTGCAAACCGGCCGGGATGGGCGCACGGCCCGCGGGCGGTGGTGTGTAGCTGCCGGGTTGCGGCCCGGTGGTGCGCGTGACCGGCGCCTCGGGCGCGATGGCGCTGGGTTCCAGTTCGATAGAGTTGGGCTCCAGCTCTACCGTCCTGGCGAGCGGGGCGGGCGCGATCGCACGCGGATCTAGCTCGATGCTCGAAGCGTCCAGTTCGACAGGCATGATTTTCGAGAGAGGTCAGTCCAGAGGCTCGGCGCTGACTTTGCCGTTGGGCTTCAGGCCGAGAAACTTGTAGCGCTTGCCGCCGCTCACGATGGTCTGGCCCACGGTGTAGCTGGCGCCGTTGATTTTGTACTGCTGCGGCGCCGCGGTCTTGCTGGGCACCGGCGCGGTGGGTTTGGCGGCCGGCGTGCCGGCAGTCTGCAGGCCGGCCTGGGCAGGCGCCGGCGTGCCGGCGCTTTGTTGCGGACCATTCGCGGGCCGCCCCGTGCCAAACAGCTTGGCATCGCCGGCGTCCAGCGCCGCCCAGGCGTCCTCGGTGGCCACGCCCACCTGGCGCCCGGAACGCTGCAGCAGGCTGTTTTTGTCCGCGATGGTCCTTTTGAGTTCGTCGGTCACATCGCCATAGCGCCCGCGCATCTCTTCCACCAGCGCCGCGGCCGTCTCCTCGTCGCCCTGCGAAGCTGCCGCCATGGGCTTGACGTTGCCCAGGCGATCCACATACAGCTTGTGATTCACCGTGCCATCGTTCTCTTTGGTGCCGGCGATGGCCGCGCCCAACTGCTTGCGCTGCCGGTTCAATCCGTTCTCCACGGGAGCCAGGCGCGCCAACAGGCGATCGGCTTCCCGCCGGTCGATGGGGCCGGTGCCGTTGGCCGCGTTCAGGCGCTGGAGTTCTGCGCTCACGCGCTGACGTTCCAGCCCGATGCGCGCCCAGCCTTGCTTCTCCAGTTGCGCCTGGTGTTCCTCCATTTGGGCTTCCCGGTCGGCTTGGGTCTGTTGCGCCGGGGTCATGCCGATGCGGCCTACCTGTTGCGCGGTGTCTTCGTCCCAATCATCGGGATGTGGGAATTGATCGCGTACCTTCGCATCCAGGCCATACCAGACCTTGGCGTAGCCGGCCTGGTCGGGGGCGGCAGCCAGTATGCCGGCCGCGTTCTGCCGGTTGGTCTGCGCCAGGTCCGCCTGATTCTTGGCCGTGGTGCTCTGATTTCGCGCGATAATGGAATCCGATACGGCCTTCTCGCGCATTTCCCGCAGCGTGGCCAGCGCCGCCTGGTGCTGTTGTTGGGCCGTCATGGCCTGATCCTGGAAGCGCTGCATGGAGGCCTCCAGATCCGGGCCGTAGGGATGGCTCAGCATCTCCTGGGCCTTCTGCGGATCCAGGAGCCTTTCGTTGACGGCTTGCTGCACAGCAGTCTGGTAGGCCTGCGGCCGGCTGGCTGGATCGGCGCCCAGCACCGCGCCGAAGAGGGAACCCAGGCGGCCCGCCCGCGTGCCGTTCAGCTTCACCTGTGCCTCGGCCGCATCAAAAGCGGATTTCAGGTTGGCGCGCCGGGCGGTGTCGTATTTCAGCGCTTCGCTGCCGTAGCCGGCCGCGCCCAAGCCCTTCATCACCGCCGCCGAGTCGGTCACCAGGTTGCCGGCGGGGTCAATGGCGGAGTGCTGATCGAGCAGCCGGCCCAAGGTCTGCTGCGCGTCCATCTCGCGCTGGCGTTGCTGGTTCTCCAGTTGGTAGGCGTGAAGCTGCTCGTTGTGCAGTTGCTGCTGCTGCAGCATGCCGCGCAGCGCCAGCACGCGCCCGTAGACTTCCATGGGGTTCTCGACGGGGGCGGGGCGCACGGCCAGGGGGATCGAGGCGTCTAGCATGGGGAAAGCTCCTGTTTACGGGTGCGTCAGCCCGTAGTAGTTGTACGGGTCGGGATTCACCGCCGGCGGCGGCAGCAGGCTGGCCGCCGGGGTGCTGGCAATTACCTGGTCCATCACCGCGGGCGGCGCGCCGCCGTAGCCCGGATTGGGCACATAGGCGCCCACCGTGCCGGAGCCATACGGGTTCAGCATCCGGCTGAGGCCGTAGGTTTGCGCGGCATTGGCCACGCCGCCCAGGGCGGTCTGCCAGGCGTTCGCCGCGCCTACCGTACCGGCGGCCTGCGCGTTGCCCACGCCCATCAGATCGTTGCCCACGTCCTCGGCGGTGCGTAGCCCCAGGTTGCCGTTGTATTCGGCGCCGGTCAGGCCGATGTCGCCCACCCGGTTGGCCGCGTTATAGCGCGTGTTGCCGCTGAACAAACCCGCGTTCAGGGTGTTGGCGGCGGTCTGGTTGCCGAAGTTGGTGGATGTGGCGTTGAACTGCTGCGTGCCGAACTGCCCCAGGTTGGCCAGGTCCAGCATCCCGGCGAGCGTATTGTTGCGGTTGGTCTGGAAGGTGGTCAGGGCGCGGTTGTAGGCGTTCTGATAGGTGGTGTCCGCGAGCCCCTGGCTGAAGCGCGTCAGAGCCTTCAAGCTGGAACTGCCGCTGGCCCCGCCGCGGGCGGAAGCGGCATTCTGCAACGCGCGCGTGCCTTGCTGCAAGGTGAACTGGTAGCCCGGCTCGTTTTTCAGGTCCGCCGGGTTGAAGCTGAATTCCTTGCTGAGTGCCCCGCCCGGCGCCAGCATGCTGGCCAGGCTGGTGACGCCCTGCTGGCCGGCCGCCAGGTAGGGATTCAGGTTGGCCTGCTGCTGCGCGTAGACATCCGAGAGCGTGGCGTTGGCGCGATCCGTGCCGCTCCATACGTCCTGGATGGCGCGATCCGCGCCGGCATTCACGTCGCCCGCGGCCGCAGAGACGGCCCGATCCATGCCGCCCTGCGCTTCCGCGCCGGCCTGCTGCACGTTGCGGCCCGCCTGGATTCCTTTGTCGGCCAGTTGCTGGGCCGCCTTCTTGGACGCGGAAGATCCCAGCAGACCCCCGAAAATGGAAGTGCCCGCGGAGATTCCCGCGGCAAGTAATCCGCCGAATGGCATTGTGACTAACTCCTCGAAAAAACCACCAGGCGCACATCGAGCGGCTGGCCGTGCCGCCGCGTCCAGCGCGGCAGCACCGCCTGCGCCCGGGCGCCCAGGGCGAGTAACAACCGATGCACCCGCACGTTATCGGCGAAGTGCAGCGCGTAAATCCGTTGCGTCCCTTCCGCGAAGGCCTGCGCGATCACCTGGCTGACGGCCGCGCGGGCGATTCCCGTACCGTGCACCCGCCGCGCGAAGCAGATACCGCGAAACAGGCCCGCCTGCGGGTCGAGCTGCCGGTAGCCGATGGCCCCGCACAATTCGCCATTGGCTTCGGCGCCCCAGGTGCGCTCCGATCCGATCCGATCCTGCATCTGTGCGGTGAACTCCTCCAGGGTGCGCGGGCCGTCGTCATCGAAATTGGCGTCCGGAAATTCCTGCAGCCAGGCCCACAACTGCGGAATGCTCGCCGCGGGGAAGGGTGCGCACAGGGCCACGCGCGGATCCATAGTTCAAAACGCCACGTTGGAGTTGACGGGACGGCTCACCGATGCCGGAAAGAGCACTTCCAGGCACACCTGCGTGATGCGGGCCTGATTGCCGGGCGGATGGTCCACCACCTCGCAGGCTACCTGCGTGATCTGCGGCACGGTAGCCGGCTCCCGGTCCAAGACCTCCAGCGCGAGCTGGGTCATGTCGATGCTGGTCATCAGGTCCTCTTGATGCCCAACTGGAGCGCGTTGATCTCCGCGGCGCTCCAGTGCGCGCCGGTGAACGGACTCACGCCGTAGGGCTGGATGATGTAGTTGTAGGCCGTGTAGCTGGGCGGCACATCACTGCCTTCGAGCACCACGCCGGCGCTTTTGATTTGGCTGCGCACGGTGGCGCTGCCGGCATCCGATTTTTTCAGCCGCCAGAGGGCTTGAGCGCCGCGGATGTCGCCGGAAAAGTCCGGCGGGATGTCATCCAGTTGGTAGAGATCCGTCTGGCCCGCAATGGTGGCGGAATTGTAGGTAGTGTCTTCGTCGGGCGGGTGCTCCTTCACCATGGCGTAGTGATCCGCGCCGGAGCTGGGCGTCCAGTCGCCGGCGTCCCCGTCCGCGTTGGGATACAGCACGCCGATTTTGATGTCTCCCAGGTAATCGCCATCGGTGACGTAGACATCATCCACCAGGGCGCCGTAGCTGGCGCCGGCCGCCTGCAGGTGCGCCTGGTTGAAGCCTGGATGTGCGGCCAGGATGGCCGGGTCGATGCCGGTGGCGGTGATGGTCTTGGTCTCGTTGAGAATTACGATTTCGTTGACGCGGGCCTCGGCGGTGAAGGTGACGTTGCGGCCGGAGACGCTGACAGTGGCCTTTAGCTCCACGTAATACCACACGTTCAGGCTCAGCATGAATGTGGAGATCACATCGCCGGCCACGTCGGTATAGCCGGCGTGATAGCCGAAACGCAAGCGCCCGTCGCCCACGTGATTCAGATAGGTGCGGAGCATGGAGACGGCGTTATCGAAGTAGACCACCGCGTTGGCGAAGCCGCCCGGATTGTGCGCCAAGCCGGCCACCAGCGTGGCGTAGTCGGCCGGAAAGGCCTTCCAGGGGCCCACCGCGGAGCAACTCAGGCAGTTGCCCGTGCGGCCGCCGGGGACAATCACCCCGAAGGTGCCGCCGGACCATTTGGTAGTCCATTCGGGGGTGTCGTAATGGTCGAAGCTGTCACAAAACAAAAGCGCCATGCGCGTGGCCTCAGAAGACGTAGTTGGGAACGCGCCCGCGGGTTCTGCCCGGGCCGCCCACCACCTGGACGCTGCCGCCCGGGTCGCTGCCGTGCAGCCCGTTGACCGTGCGGGTAGCGCCGCCGGGATCGCCGCTGATGTCGATGGTGCCGCTCGTGCCGGTGAGCCCGTGCGTCATGCCGATGCCGCCGGCGTCGCCGGTGAGCAGGACTTGCGCATCTCCCTCGGCCAGCAGGACCGTGGGGACGCCGATCGCGCCCGCGGCGCCGCGCACCTCCACGGTACCGCTGGCGCCGGTCAGCGGCGGCAGGCGTACCGCCACCGTGCCGCCCGGCGCGGTAACCAATACCGTGCCGCTGCCGCCCGTGAGGCTCGCCGCGTGGAGGACCTGCCCGGCGGCGCCGCTCACCTGGACCGTGCCGCTGGCGCCGATCAGCGTAGTGCTGCTGGCGGTGATGCCCTGCACCAGGCGCAGACGCCACACCCAGCCGCGCGTGCCGCCCACCAGCACCAGCTTCTTGCCGGAGCTGGCCAGGGTGACCTCCGGGCTGTGCGTCGCGCTCCCGGCGGTGGCGCCGAGATGAATGCTCACGGCCGCCAGGGAGGATGGCGCCCGCTCCACGGCCGCCACCTGGCGCCACATCCCGCGCGCGCCGCCTCCCAGCACCAGCTTCTTGCCGGAACTGGCCTGCGTGACCTGCGGCCCGTGGGCCTGCGTATTGGCCGCGATGGCCAGGGTTAATAGAACGCGCAGCATATCAGGAGTAGGCTACCCACAGCGAACCGCGGCCCTGGCTGGCCGATCCGGCGATGCTGCTAAAGCAGTAGAAGTTATGCGAGCTGCCGCCATCGCTCCAGGAGTCGGTGCTGTCCAGTGAAAAGGCGTCGGAGAGTTGCGTCCAGTCATACATCTGGCCGCGCAGCAAGGCCTCGTCGGTCATGCTGGCGGTGGCCCATCCCACCAGACAATCCGCCTGATCCAGCGCCAGATCGTGCCAGCGATACAGGTTTTGGCCTGGATTGGTGATACTGCCGGAGTTGTAGCCGCTGCCGGCCATCTGTCCGTTGACCGGCACGCGCATTTGCAGCATCCCGCACTGCGTCGAACCCGTGTTGGAAACCTCCATCAGGGAGGCGTTCAGAATGCCGGCGCAGTTGCCCTGGTTGGAGGTCGAGCCGTGCCCAAACGAGTTGCGGAAGGAATTGCGCAGCGTGCTGTCGGTGTCGTTGATGGCGTTCGCGCCGAGGTAAATGGCCTCCGTAATCACGCCCTGATACGGAGCCGGAATCCAGAGAATCCCGGCATAGGTCACCTCGCGGGCATTGTTGCCGATCGTGAAAATCTCGAAGCGGTATTTGCTGGCCAGGACATGATAGACCTTGCCGGCGGCGCAGAGCAGATTCCCGCCGTGGGTGGTGCCGCTGGTCTGCACGCAACTGCCGCTGACGTTTTCGAGCGTGACCTGCACGCAGTTGCCGCCGTTATCCTTGAAGCGCACGCGCCCCTGGTTGAGCGTAGTGCCGTCCTGCGCGGTCTGCATGAGCAGGTTGGTGGTGCCGCCGCCGGAGGAAACCGTCCAGCCCGCCGTGGTCAGCTTGGCCTGGATGTCCGCGATCAGGTTGGCCTTGGTCGAGCCATCCAGCGTCGTGTTGACGTAGGTGCCGCCGCTAAAGACTGTGCTCATAAGCTGCCCCTAGCTTAGCTAGGCGTTGACGAAGGCGAAAATCTTGTTGCTGCCGCTCGGCCAGGTGATGACCACATCCAGGCCGTTAGTCAGGAAGGGCAGGCCGCTATAGCTGTCGAAATGCCGAATCAGGCGCGAGGTAGCCGGGCTGCCGGTGTCCTGGTACAGGATGAACTGCGTGATGGTCGAGCCCGCCGGCACCGCCGCCAGGGTGGCGTCGTCGGCGTCGAACACGCCGCCCGTCAGACTTTTGGTGGTCAGGGCCGCGGCCTGCACCATGGCACTGCCCACGGCGCTGAGGAACTCGTCGGCGTTCACATCCGCCGTGTAGGCGGCCGTGCACAGGCCTACCTTGATGGTGTCGCCCACCAGGTCAATGAGCTTCTTGCCGATGGCGTCCAAATTTTTCATGTAGTTGAAATCCGACATAAAACCCTCTCCGTCTCACTGCCACTGCAAGGTGAAGCTGGCCACGCCTGCGGCATCGGTGGAACCATCCGAGGCCACCACATCCCAGCTCAGTACCGCCAGGTCGCCGAGGTGATCTCCGGTGAAGGCGGACGCCACTACCGGGGTGTCCACGGCAGTCGCGGAGGGGATGGTGATGCTCACGAGCGCGGCGCCGTCCAGGTTGATGCGCACGGTCAGATCGGCACTGATCGGCAGGCGCAGCACGCCCACCACCCGCACCGCCGCGCCCTCCACGAAGATGGGCACATGATCGGCGATGTCGTCGCCCACGGCAGTGTCCTTGAGGAGCAGGGTGCGGATGTAGGGGCCGCCGCCCCCGCTGGCCTTGGGGGTGCGCTCGAAGAACAGAATCCAGGGCCGCGTCAGCCGCCCGTCCGCATCGAACATGGGCGTGCGGATGGGAACGCTGGGGATGGAGGTGCCGGTGCTCAACTGGTCCCTTTCGTGGCCCGCAGGTAGGCGTTGATCCAGGTGTGCCGCATGCCCGCGCTGGAGCGGATGCGGTAAACGCGATCCCGCGGCGCGCCCAAGCGCCGCCAGATCACGCGCGTGGTGTAGTTGCCGCTGGCGCCGCCGGTGCGCGTGTGCGCGCTGGTCCAGGTGTGCCCGTGATCGTTGGACCAGTACAGGGAGAATTGCGGGTCCGTGATCTGCCCGGTTTCCACGTCCAGTTGCAGGCGGTGGTGGACGATCTTAACCTCTTCCTGCTCATCGAACAGGTGCGGCGCGGTGCGCTCGCGCATGATGATGGTGCCGGCGTCGTCGGTGTAGGCGGCCGACATCACATACAGGTCGCCGGTCTGCCAATCCCCGCCGTAGTGCTTGGGGCCGTCGCCCAGGTCCACGTAGGCGTGGAAGGCTACCCGGTGGCGGTCGAAGCCCGTGCCGTTCCACCAGCCCCACTGATGCCAGGCAGGCCGGCCGATCCGCTGCGAAAGCGTGGCGTCGTACACCCAGGTGGCGTTGCCGCTGGGAAACGAGATCACCCAAAAGTGGTGCCCGTTCCAGATCAGCGAGCAGCTCACCGCGTTTTTGCAGGTGGCATAGCCGGCCCAGGCCTGCTCGATGGCGTGTGTGGAGACGCGCTGGGGGATGAAGCCTTGCGAAAAGAATGCCTGCGGCCCGCCGCGGGAAACGTCTCCGCCCAGCCAGGCCACCCCGTTCATTAAGCGCACCGGCGAGGCGGGCGCCAGCAGGCCGTAGTGCTGCACCGCGCCCGGATCGCGCTCGAAGGGGAAATCCGCCGCCCCGGTGTTGCGCCAAACTTCGGCGGACTGCTCGGACCCGAACAGCCAAAGATCCTCGTGATCCGCCAGCATGGCCCACAGGTTGTCGGGATAGGCTTCTTTGAACTCGAATTCGTCGGCGTACCAGGTGGTGCCGTCGTTGAGCGCGCTCTTGAAGAATTTGTTGCTGGTGAAGGCCTCGCCCACCAGGAAGAAGCCATCCAGCAGCGCCCCGGTGGCGCCGGTCACCAGGTCGCCCAGCTCGCGCGCTTCGCCGCCCGTCGAGCCCAGCGTGCCCAACGCGGCGCTGCAGGTGGCCACGCCGTCCCCATCCACGGAAAGGATGGTCACGTCCTGCACGGTGAAGCCAGTTCCGCCGGTGATGTGCAGGATGAGACCGACATCGGTGGCGTCGAACGGGTAAGCCGTGCTGGACACCTTGGTGTTGTCGGTGCCGTCAATCGCTAAGTCGGTGTACTCAGTGACGATGAAGCGCGGCTGTACGGGGCCGTCCCCGTTGTCGCAGTAGACCTTGCCCGCGGAGACCACCAGCAACTGGTTGCCGTTGGGCAGGATCACCGCCGGGTTGCCATCGTTACCCACATCGCCGCGATCGTCGTAGCTGCCGCCGGCAAAGATTTCGCACAAACGCGAGCCCGCCACCGCAAACAGGCGATTCTCGCCGGGCCACAAGGCCCGCACGGCGCCGGGTAGCGTGCCGATTTTGGCCAGGCCGGGTCTGCCGCGCAGCACCCACTTGCTCTTGCCCGTGCCGCTCTCCACAAACTGCGGATAGACGTTGATGGCGCTCTGACAATCCGCGTCCAACGATTCGAGCGTGTAGGCGTCGCCAATGAAGTTGAACTGCATGGGAGGAGGCGGGAGTTACTTCTGGTATTCGCCCGTGTACCAGTTCCAGCGCCCGCTGGGACTGCTCAGCGCCGCATCGCAGCGCATCTCCAGGGTGGGCGCGTTCAGGCTCTTGATGCGCGCTTTAGTGTCGGCCGCGCGCTCGATCACCAGCGGATCGCGCGTGGAGCGCCCCGGATAGCGCGGGATCAGTTCCAGCGCCAGGTTGTACTCCAGCGCGTTCTGATACCCCGGCGGAAAAGCTACCGGGTCCTCCAGGCTGGCAAAGGCGCTGGTGAGCTGCCAGTTATAGAGCGCCAACTGGTTGCTCACGGTGGGCGCCGGCCACAGAATGATCTTGCCCAGGGGAAAATCGGGCTGGTAGTAGAGCTTGGTGCACAGCGTACTGGCCAGGGTCTTGAGCGGCACGGCCTGCCACTGCTCCAGCGTGAGCACTTCCATGGGCTGTTCCAGCGGTTGCGCCGGATTGGCCAGCCAGAGGTAGCCGGCGCGCTCGATGCGCGGCGGCCGGGCGGTATCGAAGTCGCCGCCCGGGCCGATGGTGTAGGTCTGCTGGTTGGCCTGGACGTTCCAGACGCTGCGCGGCGTGGTGTAGACCATCAGCCGCTCGATGTTCCAGGCGTCCAGCATGGCGTTGAGCACGTCCAGGCCTTCGGCCAGTTCGCTCGGGCTGGCGGTGCGCCGCGGGCGGCCCAGCACGCCGGCCAGGCGCAGGCCCGTGTAGATCAGGTCGCTGACGGTCATGCGCGGATTCCTTTACGCGGCTACTTGCTGCGGCGCCGCGGGCGCGGGCCGCAAGGGCGTGGTGGCGGCCAGGTTGGAGACATTCAGCCCCGCCAGTTCGGCTTTCAGTTGCGCGGCTTGCGCGGCCACCGAGGCGGAGACCTCGCGGCCGTACTCGGGCGCCAGGTCCAGCGCCAGGTTGTAGCGGATGGCCTTCTCGTAGCCCGGCGGGAAGTCCAGATCGTCGTCCAGCGCCAGCGTGCCGATCTCTTCCCACACGTACAGATCCAGCGTGGGCGTGCCCGATGGTTTGGGCCACAGGTTCAGCTTGGCCAGGGGATAGTCGTTATCGTTGTAGAGCTTCAGCGGGCGCAATCCGCTGAGACTCTTCTCCTCGATCGCGGCCCACTCGTCGGGGCCGATCAGGTCCAACTCGTCGCTCAGGCCGTTGGACTGAATCACGTTGGCCCGCTGGATCTTTACAGGGCGGGCGCTGTTGAAGTCGCCGCCCGTGCCCATGGTGTAGGTGCCCTTGCTGCCGGTGAGCGGGAATTGCTTGTTCTGGATGGTGTAGACGGTGAACTGCTGGGTGTTCCACTCCGCCAGCATCTGGTTGAGCACGGCCAGGCCGTCCGCGCGGTCCTCGTCGTTGCCACCCTCGCCCACTTCAAACTCGCCAAACAGGCGTAGGGCGCTGTCGATCAGGTCTTGCACCTTCATCTGGATCCGCCTTTCTTTGCGGGCTTGCGTTCGGCGGCATCCGCGCGGATGGCCTCCAACTGCTGGGCCAACTCGGCGCAGCGGGCCGCCAGGCGGTCGCGCTCGGCGCGCAGCGCGGCCAGCGGATCCACGGGCGCCTGCGCGGGCAGCGTGTCCAGCCAGTCCGGGCCCAGCGCGGCCTCTTCGGCGGGATCGTGCACGATGCGCGAATCGCCCGTGAGCGAACGCTTCCACTTGGGGTATTGCTTCTTCGGCATGGGGAGAAACTCCTGGGGGAAAAACGGGGGCGGGGCCGCCCCGCAGATGGGAGGAGCGGCCCGGCCCCCAGCGCAGCGTGCCGGCTACCGCTGAATGCGGCAGGCCAGCTCGCGCCGCAGCACGGCCCAGCCGCCCAGCACATCGAGGCGGCAGGGGAACTTGTCCGCGTTCACGTCATAGGCGCGAACCAGACGCATGCTGATGTTGGTTTCGGGATCCACGATTCGCGCGGCCATGTCCACGCCGCGGGGCATGGGCAGGTCGGCGGTGGCAAACACAAAGGCATCCCGGTGGAAGGCGATGGAGGTGGGCGAGACTTTGCCGGTCACGTCGGCGTAGTTCGCGGTGCCCTTGTTGAACAGATAGACCTTGGCGCCGGAGGCCGGGGAAGCCGTGACGGTCTGACCCGCCACCTTGTCGCCGGTGTCCTTGTCGGGCGGAGTCAGCGGCGGCGCGATCTTGACCGTAGCCGTGCCGTCGCCGCCGATGGTGCAGAGTTCGGTGACGGTGAACGGCTGCAGCACGCCGGTGGTCTGGCGGTTCTGCAGGTTGACCTGGTAGACGCCCTCGAACTGGAGGATGTCGCCGGGGTTGATCTTCGTGCCGGCGGTGCCGGTCTTGACGGTGATCTGGGAGCCGGTCTGGTCCGCGTCGTCCACCAGCAGGTCGCCGGCCAGGTTGCCGACCGTGTGCGCCTGGGTGTTCTGGTCCATGGACCACTGGAAGCCCAGAGCGGTGCCCATCTCGCCCATCTCGTACTGCTCCTTGATGTGGTTGGAGCTTTGGAACAGGCCTTTCAGAGCATCCACGGCGTTGGCTTCCAGTTGCGGATCCAGCACCAGGTAGCGCTTGCCATCGCGCGGCGCCGAAGAGTTGTCCAGCGCCACTTTGGCGCTCAACACGGCTTGCGTGATGGTGGGCGAGGAGGCGCCGGTGAGATCCACGCCCGGGGTTCCCACGTAGTTGGCGATCTGCGCGCTCAGGGCCAGGCCGTCGTAGTCGATGGCGTTGGCGATACTGGCCACCGCCGGCTGGATGATGTCCTGGCTGAAGCGCTCGATGGAGAGCAGCAGATCCGCGCTGGTGAAGTTGATGTCGCAGCCGTACTGCGTGTTGAGCACCAGCGGCGTGCTGGTCTGCGTGATGTCTTCCACCGCCAGCGCGGAGGTGCGCCGGCCCACGTAGCGCGGCGGCATACGCACGTTCAGAGTGTTGCCGATCTTGGCACCCTCTTTGCCGAATTTGTCGTCGTACTGGCGGTTCACCTTCTTGGTGAACTGCAATTGGTTCTTGAGAGAGGAAAGGGCCTCCAGCGTAATCATGCTGGGGGTCAAAAACACGTTGCCCATGTGATTCGTCCTTCTGCCTCGCGGCAGTAGTGGGGCCGACGTCTATCTCACGACCGTCGCCGGGCACCCGTGGCGTGCGGCTTATCGGCCGCCGCCGGCAGCACGCCAGGCCCGCCATTCCACCGGCGTCATCTTCTCCGGGTCCTTCTCGGCGGAGGCCGAGGCGGATACCGGGCGGATGGGCGCGGGGGCGCGGGAGCCGGCGCGAGGTTGCGGTTGCGGAGCGGCGCTGCGGGCGGCCGGTTTGGCCGCCTCGCGCGTGAACTTGGTTTCCAGATGGCCGATGGCGCGGGCTTGGCCCAGCGGCGGCAGGGCGGCGATGCGCTCGGCTTCCTCGGGGTGTTGCCCGAGGTAGTAGCACACGTCCGCGCCCACTTCGCTCTCCAGAATCACCGCCTGCATGTACTCGGTGATCTGAATGTCGTCGTTGCCCACTACCTGGTCGTAGTCCTGGTAGCGCGTGCGCGCGTCATCGAGCTGGCGGCCCCAGGCCTCTTGTCTCGCCTGGGTCTGCTTGTTCTGCTCGATCTCGGCCAGCTTGGCGGTGATCTTCTGCTCGGCCTTCCACTCCGCCAGCGCCTCGGTGAATTCTTCGTAGGTCTCGAAGTCCTCTACCTTGGGCTTGGCGGGGGTGGCGGCGCTTTCGGGGGCGGCCGGCTCGGTGGTTTCCGCTTGCGCGGCGGGGTCCGTTCCCCGCAGTTTTGCCAGTTCCGCTTCCAGTTCCGCGGCCTTGCGCTCGGCCTCGCGTTGTTTGGCGATGGCCTTGTCGATGCGCTTCTGCACGTTGGGCGAAACGAAACGTCCGTTCTCGTCGCGTACCTGCTCCGATTTCTCCGGGTCCGACTCCGGGGCGGTTTTGTCCGTGGCCGCGGAATCGTCGCTGGGCGCGGCCTCGGGCGCGGGTTTCTCGGTCTCTCCCGACTCCGGCGCTTTGCCAGCCGAACCGCTCACGATGGTCTCGACGGTATCGGTCTGGTAGCCGTACTCCGCGAGGGCTGCTTGCACCTCTTCGGGGCTGTCGGTGGTGGAAACGAGGGTGATGCTACTGTCGCTCATGCGTAGGGGGTCTCCCTTGGGGGCGCGGTCTACGAAGCCGGCCGTGAGGCGGGGTTTGGGCGGGCCGGCGCACAGCGGAGCCGGCCCGTTAGTCGCTTGCGGGGGAAAAATCTCGTTAGGCGGCCTGCGGCTCAGTCTGGCCGGCGGGGGGCGGCTGCGGCTCGGCCGCGGACGGCTGGGCCATCTCCTGCTCGTGGCCGATCTGTTCGGCCTCGTGCAGCAACTCCAGGCGGTGCTGGATGGATTCGTAATCCAGCTTGGCCAGGGCTTGCGCGTCGCTGGATTTGGCGCGTAGCTCCGCCGCTACGATGGAGGCCTGCGCCTGCATGGCGGCGATGCGCTCGCGCGATTCCAACTCCAGGCGCTTGGTCTTGATGTCCTCGGTGGCGGCATTCAGCGCCGCGGTCAACTGCTGGTTCATGGCCGTCAGTTGCGCCAGTTGTGTCTGCACTTGCGGCGGAATGGGCATCTGCTGGCCATCGCCTTCCTGGAGCGCGGGCGGCAGGGTCTTCTTGAGCCGGTCGGCGATCTCGCTGGCTCCCGGCCAGTCCATGTTGCGCACCATCAGGTCGCCGGCAATCTGCATGATCTGCGGATAGCTCTGCGTGAGCTGCACCATGGAGGCCACCGCCTCCTGGCGCTTGGACTGGTAGGATGGCCCGACGCTCACGGTCACGTCATAGCGCCCGGTGGAGAGGTCGTAGAACTTCTGCAGGCCCTTCTGGACAAACGGCGCGTTGAGGGTCACGGTCTCGTGGGTTTCGTCCGGCCGCACAATGCGCACCACCCGCCCCGGGCGGTCGTAAATCTTGGGCTCCAGGTCCAACAGCACTTTGCCCAGGTACTTGATGGAGCGCGCCAGGTTGTCGGTGAAGTTGAAGTTGGCAACATCGCCCTGCTTCTGGCGCGCCAGGATGGCCTTGCCGCTCTGCTCCGGGCCGCGTTCGCCCAGGGAAGCATCATAGATGCCGGCGGTGGCCTTCAGATCGTTGTCGGCTTGCGCCACGGCGACGGCGATGGCCTGGATGGGCGCTTCCCCGAAGTTGCGTTGCGGCGGCGGCAGCAGGTTGTTGCCGGCCGTCTTGGCTTTGTACTTGAGCACCGCCACGGCGCGCACGTTGGCGTTCTTCCATTCCTGCTCGTGGCCCTCGATCTGCGATTCCTCGGCCACGTAGGGCGCTTTGGGCGCCAGGGCGATGGATTCCACCAGCGCGGAGCGCATGTAGTTGTATTGTCGCTGCGGGTCGCGCTGGTTGCGCACCACGCCGCGCAGCACGCGCTTGCCGTTGACGTTGATCTCCTCGCCGTAGACCCCGATCACGGGCAGATAGCGGCCCGCCAGCACGCGCTCGTCCAGCACTTCCCGCGCGTTCAGCTTGTACCAGTGGAAGCGCGGGCGCTCGGTTTCGCGCGTCTGCACCGGCTCGACGCCGGCGGGGAGGTCCGCCTGGTCCACTACCGAACCGTCCGGCAGTTCGCAGATGGTGGCCTTCTCGGGCTCGTACTCGAAATATTCGGCCACGCGGATCTTGCCGCCCGGAAACCACAGCGGGCCTTCGTCCCCCAGGCTGCTGAACTCGTCCAGGCTGGCCAGCTCCGAGTGGGGATACTGCGCCTTGTAGTCGTCGGGCAGCAGATCGCCCACGATGAAGCCCCACTTGGCATCCGAACGGTCGCGCTTCTGCGCGGTGGGGTCCAGGTACACCGTGAAGGGGTTTTGGATGGACTCGATGAGGATTTCCTGATCGAAGCTGCGTTCGTCCTGGTATTCGGTGAGCACGCGGAAATAGCCGAAGCCGAAAATGACGGCATGCTCGAAGGCCGTATCGTAGGCCACGTCCGCCGCGGAATTGATTTCGATGTGGCGGGTGAGTCCCTGGTAGATTTCGGCGGTGTCCTGGTCGGCGCCGTCGCCCACCGGGTTGACCTGGATGGCGGGGCGATTCTCGCGCTGCGAATTGGTGATCTGCTTGATGAATTGCGGCAGGCGATTGATGGTCAGACAGGGGCGCTGGTCCGCCAGGCGGTCGCTCTCGATGCTGGCGGGCCACTGCTTGCCCAGGTAGAAGTCCAGATCCTCCAGGGCCTCCTGGCGGATCTCGCTCTCGGCTTCGGCAGCCAGTTGGAAGCGCTCTTTGACCTTGCGCAGAAAAGCGTCGTGACGGACGCGATCCGAGGGTGGGGCCGCCGGCGCGGAGGCCTCCACGGTGACGTGCGCGCCGGATCGCCGGCGGGGAGGGAGGGGAAACATGAGAGGGAGACTTTCAGGCCGCCCGGGCCAGGGCCGGCGGGTCGAGGCGCGCCAGGGCCATGCGCACATAGCGCGGATTCAGTTCGATACCCAGGAAGCGGCGGCCGTGGGCCAGGGCCACCAGGCCGGTGGTGCCGGCGCCGGCAAACGGATCCAGCACGGTATCGCCAGCTCGAGAACCCGCCAGCACGCAGGGCTCGACCAGGCGCGGCGGGAATGTGGCGAAGTGAGCTTGCGGGAACGGGAACGTCGGGATGGTCCAGACGGTACGTTTGTTGCGGCGATCCACCGTTCGCACTACGGCCGCAGAGAAAGATGCATTTTGCTTAGGGCGGAAGCGGCCGTTGCCGATCCCATCGTGGCGCCCGGGCTCGGCGCTCCAGGCGTTGGGCCACTTCTGCGCTTTGGGGTTCACGCCGGGAGCCCGTATGCCGTTGCACTGGGCGGTCGGAAAGGTCTTCTGTCCCTCCCGTGCGCGATGCTTGCGTGAGCGATCATGCGCGTTGCCCGTGGTCCGTTCCTGGATGGCCAGGCAATCGTAGTAGTAGCGCCGGCTCTTGCTCAGCAGGAAAAGGTACTCGTGGCTCTTGGTGGGGCGGTCGCGCACGCTCTCCGGCATGGGGTTGGGCTTGTGCCAGATGATGTCGGAGCGCAGATACCAGCCATCCGCTTGCAGGGCCAGCGCCATGCGCCAGGGCATCCCCAGCAGATTCTTGCCCCGAAAGCCGTCCCCCAGGTTCAGCCAGAGCGTGCCATCGTCGGCGAGCACGCGCCGCACCTCGCGGAAGACCGCCACCAGCCGCGCCACATACTCCTCGGGGGTGCGCTCCAGACCGAGTTGCCGATCCACGCGCCGGGCCCCGCAGTGGCGGCAGACTTCGCGTGCCTGGAGCCAGCCCACCTCTGCGGCTTTCTTGGCTCCGCCGCGGGTGGACGCGGGCGACTGCGCCAGGTTCACGCCGCGGCGCAATTGGCCGGCCCGGTGCGGACAATCCTTGCGCCCGCCGCGCCAGCGGGCCGTGCCGTAATCGCGCAGGCCGTAATAGGGCGGGGAGGTGATGCAGGTCTGCACGCTCGAATCCGGCAGCGTGCGCAGCAGGGTCAGGGCATCGCCGGTCAGAATCTGGTAGCTCATGGGTAACGGAGCATGGGAGCGGCGCTGCGCCGATCCGATGCGCTCAAGCGTCGCGCAGGTCGAATAGGCGTTTGGCGGCCTGGCGGGCGGCCTCGAAGGCGCGCCGGTCGGGATGGCCGTCGCCTTCCCGGCACTCCTCGATGCGCAGCGCTTCGGCCGAACAGCCGTGCAGCGCCCGGTAAAATTCGTTCCAGGCGCGGTTCATCTGTTCCACGCGCTCATCAAACGCGGAGGGCTGGAGGCGCGCCGCCGCCGCGCACAGCCGCAGGAAGGCCTGCCGGGTCAGCATTTAGCCGATCATGCCGCTGTCGGCCATGGTTAGTGTTTCCTTTTCTTCTTGCGCAGCATGGCCGAGAGCGGCATGTGCCGCCCGGCGTGCTGCGGCAGGCTGGACATCTCGCGCCCGTGCATCGCGCCTACCACTTCGGCGGCATACTTCGGGCTCATGCCGCTGTCGGTGGCGTGGCCCTCCAGAACGGCATGCGCCAGGCGCACTTCGGCTTGCGAACGCGGCATTAGTGGTTCCACTCCCGCGCGTTTTCGGCGAACTGCGCGCGGCGCCGCACTTTCGGATTGCGCGCGTGCTCGGCGCGCAGCAGGGCGCTCAGCGGAATGGTCTTTCCGCGCGGGATGCCCAGGTCGCGGTGCAACAGGCCGCGGTGGTTTTTCTTAATCTGGATCATCGGAGACTCCTTCGATCTGGTTGGCCAGTTCCAGCAAAGCCGCCGCCAGCCCGCGCGCCTGGCGGGCCTCCAGCCGGCAGGCCGGCGTCAACTCCTCGCCGTCGTAGTCCACGATGGAGGCGCCCCGCAGGACCAGGCCCACGGATTCCACGCCTTCGCCTTCGTCTACGAAGACCTCGATACTGGCCGCATCGGCCGGCATCTACTCCTCCCCGAAGGTCTGGTCGATGTGATCGTGCAGCGCGGCCATGTCGGCGTGCGCGTCGGGCGCCGGCTCGCGGTAGTCCATCATCGGGACGCCGCGCTTGGGCGTGGGCATTTCCCGCCGCGTGTGGCTGATGAAGCCGCCGTTGTTGGCGCGCTCGATGTGCATGCCGATGGCCTTGCCTTTGGGCGCAGGCTTCTTGCCGGCGTGGGCGGTGACGTGTGCTTTCGTGGGCATGGGTAACTCCTGGAACTGCGGGGTGAGAACTTAGGGGAGACTTAGGGGAAACGCTTAGGCCATCCAACTGCCGGGGCCGGCCTGGCCACCCCCGCGGAACGGATCCACGTAGCCGCCGGCCGCCGGGGAGGGCGGCGGGGCCACCTTGGCGCGCGCCCGCCCGCTCATCCAGGCGTAGCGCGTGGCATCCATCAGGTGATCGTCCTCTTTGACCACCCGGCCCTTTTCGTCGCGGTGGTAGCGGCGGAATTCACTGATCCAGTTGGCCAGCGTTTCAAAGACCTTGAGCCGCCCGCTGGAAAGCGCCTGCCAGACCTCATAGATGCCGGTCTCCACGGCGTTTTCGGCGGGCTCCAGGTCCAGCCCCAACTGGCCGTACATCTCCATCAGGTTGCGGCCGTCGATCTGCGAAGAGGCCAGGCAGGACGGATCAATCACGCCCGGGATCCACTTGCCCGGCGCCGTAATCCCCGCCGCGTGGACCGCCGGCTCGGCTTGGCTGCGGTAATACTCGTGCCAGGCGTACCAGGTGCCGGTGTCTCGATCCAGCGCCAGCCAGAGCGCCGCGGTGCGGCGCCAGCCCACATCCATGCCGTAGACCCGCGGCCAATGCGCCGGCAACGGGCGCGGCGGCACCAGGATGTCGGACTCCGCCAGCGGGTAGATGGCCCCCACGCCCAACTGCGGGATGCCCCGCGTGCGCGCGTCCCGCTGGTAGGCCGGCGTGGAGGCGATCAGTTGCGCCTTGGCCTCCGCGGTCAGGTGCGGCACATCGTCCCAGGTGGCCTGCGTGACGTGCTTGACCAGGCGCACGGCGTCGGATTCCGGCTCGAAGAAACTTTTGACCACTTCACTCATGCCGTTGAGCGGCGTGAACGTGGTATAGAGCACCCCGTCCGTGGTGGCGGTGCGGTACAGGCACTCGGTATACACGCCCAGGTCCGGCTCCTCGTCGCACCAGATGGCGTGTTTGGCGGTGCCCTCGAAACTCTTGCGCCCGCTCTCGTAGCTCTTGAGCCCGATCATCGAGCGCCCGCCCGAGACGTGCTCGACCCAAATGGTATCCGCGGCGTTGGGCAGCCCCTGTTTGTTGGCCACATGCACGATGCGGTGGCCCGGGAGCATGCCGGTGCCGCGCGCGCCTTCCGGTCCCAGCAGCTTCTCCTGCACGATGTCGCGGGTGGTCTGGTTGGTGGTGCCGCAGGCCCAGGCGTCGATGGCCTTGGAGAAGCGCTTGCCCGTCCACCAGGGCGGATAGATGCCGGTGGCGTGACAGGTCAGCTCGAAGGCGCCCGCCTCGGTCTTGCCGGTGCGGTTGCCGGCCGCGAACAGCCGTTCGCGGAACTGCGCGCCTGCGGCGAAGAATTCCAGGTGCCGCGCGTACAACTCGCGCCGGCAGGGGCCTACCGCGGGGAAGATGCGGCTAAACTTGTTCTGCTGCCGGCGGCGCAGTTCCGCCTCCAGCATCGGCAGTGTCCTGCAGCTTTCGGGCAACGCCAATAAGGCACTCAAGTTCGGTATCGCTCAGTTGCGCCAGGGTGGCGTCGGTGAATTCGATGGGGCCGCCCGCCGGGCCGCTGTGCTCCACGCTGCTGCGCTCCCGGTACTTCTCGGGCAGTGCGCCCTTCAGCAAAAATTGCAGTAGGCCATCGGAATAGCGCCGAATGTAGCCGCAGCGGTTGCCCTGGTAAAAGACCGGTTCCAGCACGCCGCGGGTAGCCCGCCGGATGGCTTCATCTTCCAGGCTGGCCCCGGCCTGGTCGCGGCAGGCGTGGAAGACCTTGGCGTAGGCGCGATCCTGCTTCAGACGCTTATAGTGCGCGTTGCGGCTGATGCCGGCGCGTTTGGCGGCCAGGGTGACGGATCCGCTCTCGCGGTATTCCTCCAGGAAGGCCACCAGCTTGGAAGGTTTGGAGGGTTTCTTCTGGCGCTTCATCGTCGCGGGAGCTTCCGCCGCTGGCGCCGGGCGCGCCGCCGCGGACGCTGCCCGGGCAGGTCCCAAATGAGCCAGTCCTGCAGGCCGCGCTCCTCGTCCTCGTCTTGAAACACCGGATCCAGCCAGGCACTCATGCCAGGTCTCCGTACCAGCGCCAGAAGCTCAGCTCGGCCAGCGGTTCAGGCAGTAGTCGATCTGTGCCAGGATGCGCTGGACTTCCGCCTGCTCCATCTCGATCCACCGCCGCCGGCCCTGGCGCAGCACCGGGCGGTGGCTCAGCCACTCCTGCAGCCCCAGCAACAGGCAGGCCGCCTCGCGGGTTACCTCGGTCTCGCATTCCGGTCCCGCCACGCCGCGCTCACCACCAGCAGGGGCAGGCTTGCCGCCCGCATCCTCCACTTTTACCCGTCTCCTACGCGGATTCACAGCCACAACTCAGGCGCCCTCCGGTTGTTCCAAGCGGGGGTGCCCGCGCCCGTGCGCCCGCGCGTGGCGCTCGCGGCAGACGTTCTCCCGCACATAGGTGCGCTCCATGTAGTCCTTCAGCTCGTTGATGGTGCGCTGCAATTCCGCGGCCATGGAGAGTTTCACGTAGATGCCCAGGGCGGTGCTGATGAGCGAGAACAGGGCCAGCACGAACATGAGCGTGGGCATGTGATCGGCCAT